GCATTTGAAACAGTGACGGGGGGTCTGGCTGTACTAGGCGCTGGGAAACCGGTGGGTAGAAAAAGAGGGGGTGGGGGGTATGTTTTTTGAAATGTGGTCCCTGAATGTGCAAAATAGTATGTATGTAGTGGTGGGGTAACACTATGCCACAGTTGGGGGGTCGGGGTATGGTGGGGTAACGGTATAGTCAATCCGTCCACACCCACCCCTAGTAATTCTACACTCCACTCAACTACTACTTAAACCTAATCAAGTCTGCGTAGCAGACCGATTTTATTTTCTAGCTATGCTGCGTGCGTAGTGCGCTTTGCTTAACTGTGGTTATGCTTTGCGATGTCTTAACTGGCGTTAAGCTCTTGGTTTTAATTCTCCAAGTCCATTTGGTCTAAGCAAGTATATAGGCTATATATTAATAACTGGGGGGAGAAACTCCCCAGCAACACAAACAAATGATTGGAATATCAAATGACTACTACTGCAAAGCTTCTCACGAATGCATCCACGATTTCAACGGGCCTCGATATGTACCGCGAAGGTACTGCTCAAGCGCAAGCTGGTATCGCCACTATGGTTGAAGGTATCAACACTGCACGCAAGTATTCAATGCGCTGGTCTTACGGCGTTGGCGATAATGAAACGTCTGGTGTCTGCTTGGTTGAAGATATGTTCACGGCTCGGCGTCATGAGGATGGTTCGGTCGATGGTAAATATCTGCCTGCCTTGTATCGCGCCCTAGCTGACAACTTCGGTATCGAAGGTGGCTTATCCTCGGCTGATAAAATGGCTTATCAACGTGCGTTCACGATTGCGTCTGCTGGCTGGTCTGGTTCGCCTGTCGATGTTGTCACTGCCACAGTCCAGCGCAAGGGCAAGTCGGTCAAGGTTCAAGCTGTCGAGGTTCCTGCTTCGCTGGCTTATGATTTGGTCGATGATGCTGGTGCTCCGAATGAATTGGCTCGCGGTCTGGTCGAGCGGGTTCGGGGCAATCTTGAATTGCAAGGTCTGCCTGTTCCTGCTGATGATGTGCTGTTGGAACAAGCAAAGGCGCTCAAGGTTAAGTGCGTAGGCGGCAACAATCCTATCTTCGGCAAGGTTCCGTCTGCTACTGACATAGCTAACAAGCTGGCTCCTGCTGCGATTGCTGGCGGTTATATGCAAGCTAAGGTCAACCGCACCAAAGCTGCCAACGGTGAAAAATTTGGCGAGTCTCTTGATTACGTCATTAAGTGCGTCGATGAAATCTTGACTGATACTGATGAGGCTTCGTTCGCTCCATCGACTGCGGTTGAGGACAAGCTACACAAGCTAGCTGAAAAGATTGCTGCCTATTTCTCGGCATGATAAACGGGCGGGGGTTTCGGCTCCCGCCTTCCCGCCTCGCGGCTCCGCCGCCTCCGCCTCGCGGCCTTCGGGTCGCGGGGTTTTTTTTCGCCTCCGCTCGGGTGCGGATTTTTCCGCGCCCTTTGTCCCCGAAGGGGACAAACAAACAAATCAAACGTCAATCGAAGATTGTCATAATTAATCTATGATAGAAGAGATGATAGTCATTACCAATGATAGTCACTTAACCATGATAGTCCTTTTACCAGTGATAGTTGTCTACCCTTGATAGTAGTCATGATAGTTTGCGGTGATAGTAGAAGCTAACTGGTTGGGTGAGCGTCTGAGCTAACTGGTTGGGTGAGCGCCTCGACCGTTAGGTTGAGCTCAACCTAACGTCCAAAAACAGGTAAGTCAACAAGAAAATGCAAAGTAGGCTAAATAGTGCAAAGTTATTTGGCGGGTTTAAAACGATAACTTTAGTTTCCCTTATATTTCAACGCTTTAACCCCCTATTGTAGGAAGTAGGAAAGTTATTGGGTAATGAGCGGGGATTTTGATTTCTGAGCAGTCGCTGTTCGGGTCGCCCCTTCACGCTATGCAAAAGGCGAAAAGGGCAGCGTTCACTATTTTCCTTATAACTTATTAACTTTAAAACTATACTATACTACTACCCCCAAAAAACCCCACATTTCTGGGCCTCTCCAGCCGCCCAATAAAGTTAGAAAACAAATGAGGGTATTTAAACATTCCACAAAACCCTACATTACCAATTCCGAGCCCCATTTGACATAAGAGGGACTTTGTGCTACTTTAAATAATCGGCAGAACGTCGATACAATGAAAAACCAAGCGCACACAAAACGCTTAACTGGAGTTAAGGAAATGACACAGGTCTTATGCAAAGACTGCTACACGCCGTTCTCTGTCGAACGGTTCCGACTGGGCTACCATACATGCTTAGCATGCGGCGACAAGCAAGCCCACGCAGTCACATACTGCAGCGCCCCAATCAACAAGAGCAACTACATGCTGATTACTAACGTAACCGAGCTCGCTCAACTCAACCCGAAGAGGACATCATGATGAGTGATTGGAAGAAAAAGTTTGATGCGTTCATGGCGTCACGCAAGCAGCACTACGCATGGGCTAACTACGCCAAGCGTACACCAGAGGAGAAGCTAGCAGCTATCTTAGAATGGGCGCGTCAAAACAACGAAACCATCGACGAATACGTCGAAGTGCCAGAAGAACTCAAAGGCATGAGCATGGCGCAGATATACGAGAAACTGAAGGAGCAAGACCAATGATGGATGAGTTCTATACCTACGTGCTTAGCTTCTATGGCAAGGGCGGTCTGTATCCGATGGGCGTAACGCTAACCGACGTTAAGTCAGCTACTAAGATACACAAGCACCGGACAAACATAGAGTTCGAAGGTGACAGCGTGGACCGCGAAAATGTACGCGACATATTAATCAAGGACTTTGGCTACAAGTTCCCAAGCTTAACCACAGTTAAGGAGCAAGCAGATGTATAGCAAGTCAGCACTATTCGCCAAGGGCACCGCACTACGTGCGCAGCTGGAAGCCGAAGGGTATCAGTTCTACGACATACCACTAAGCCCCGCCTTTATAGAATACGACTGTAGCTACGCACCATGCAGCTACTGCGGTGAAGGCTGTGACCCAATGGCAGCTATGCCAAAGCAATGGCAGTGCAGCAGCTGCGAAGAATGGAATGATAAGGAGCAAGACCAATGAACACCCTACTACACGTAGCAGCCGAGATATTCTTTATAAGCGCAGGCATCTTCGCAGTCTGGGCTATCCACGCAACATTGAAGGGGGAGTGAGATGGGTTATCGTTCAGAAGTAACTGTAGTTATCTACGTGCCTAGTGACAGCGACACGGCGTATCCGCTGCTCAAGCTGTGGTTTGATGCAAACTATCCGCATACTGAAGCGAAGGGCGAATGGTGCGCCACCATCGACTACGAAGAGGAGAACCGAGCAATCGTCGTCTCATACGAGGACGTCAAGTGGTACGAAGCCTACGAGCATCCGAGAGAAGTGGACAAGGCGTTCGCTGAGATTGATGCACTGCTAGATGCCGAGCCCGTAACCACAGTTAAGGATGGCGTCAGCCAAGACCCGAACGTCACACCGTTCGAGATAGCATATGAGTACGTGCGTATAGGAGAGGAGTATCAAGACATAGATATAAACATGAGCACCAACGCAGACTGCGTAACGACGGTAAACCGTGCACTAGACATAACATTCACACTACCAACCAAGAAAGTAACAACATGACATTCGAAGAGAAACAAGCACTGCGCGAGATGCGCGACGACATGGTAGACGAGCACGACAAGAGCCTGCTTAAGAAAGCACTCAACTATATCTACGACGTCGAGCGCAAGCTGGCAGCGATACGGGTGTTTGCAAAGGCCATCGACGCCGAGTCCAAGACCAAAGGGGACGAGTGATGGAGTCCGTCAGACGTTGGCTTGCGTTCAAGCTAGTCCAGATAGCAAACAGGCTGCACGGCGAGTTATTCATGCGTCTATGTGAGGTGGCTGTGCTGGCTAAATATAGGGACAGCTTCGAAGAAGCACTACGTGACGCCATGCGGCTCGAGCAAGAGCATGACTACGACTATAATAACGAAAGAGAAACCAATGACACAAATAGCAATACGCCACATAACACCAACAAACACAAACTCCACTAACAGCGTAGGCATAGGCACAGTGCTGCCCGGGCGTGAAGATGACGCAGCGGATATAGCTACTATCAAGCTCCTAACTGACGTTATCGAAATACGTAACCAACTACGCGCACTCGAACCGCAGCTTAGCAAGATGATAACAGACTTTGGCTTACGCCGTGGACAGAGCGGTTACCGCGAGTTCTACCTACGCAACGAGCTGAACGCTCAAGCATACAAGGAGAAGTGAGATGGCATTGAATTGGAACACATACGGGGCACTACCCGTACTACGCAGCTACACAGCTGCACTCGCACACTTCAACAAGGTCGAACCAATCAGAGGTGACAAGGACGGAACCAAGCCAGCGGGTAGGCGCGACCAGAAGTGGTTGGCTATCTACATACGCGACACGGACAAAGCGGTGTGCATAGGTAACACGTGGCAGAAGGACCAGAACAAAGCACTGCTGGCCTACCACCCTGACGGGCGCGTGACTATTGAGCAGAACTTAAGTGCGGCGTGTCGTGAGCGTATACAGCGCATAGCAGTGCTTAACATCCAGCGTAAGTATAACGAGGACTGGGTGCATGCGGTATCGCATGTCGATGGTGAAGAAGTTATCGGGCAGTATCCGCTACAGCTACGATACAATAACCCACGCAAAGCAGTGTTCATACTGCGCGAACACGATACACCCATCTACCTCAACCCGACACCTACGTATAAGCACATCATGAACAAGCAAGAGAAGGCCAAGCTAACCAAGCAATACAAACCGTTCATGCAGTATGTCGAGGTCATGGCTAAACTAAGCGCGGACGATAAGCAGTATAGTCCGTGGGACAAGGAGAGCAGAGATAACCCACGGTTACCGTCTATTCCCCCCGAAGAGCGTAGGGAGATGGGTCTGCCAGCACATGGTGGCTTGAGCTGGTCACCCGAGGGTCCGCCACAGTTGATTAGCTTAGTAGAGAGCGGTGATACCGAGAGCTGGTACAAAGCTATGGCATGGCTAACCGCTGGTCGCTGGCGCATGCTGTTGAACGAGGCCAGACTAGAATTGACGCACACTATGCATAAACACTACCGTGACGAGTTGTTTACCAAAGAACGGGTGGAAGCAGGTAAGTGCGTACACGACCGCTATGGCCGATACTTCAGGTGAGTTTGGTCTAAGCAAATACCTGTGGTATAACCATAGGACAATAAAGAGCCGCACAAGCGGACGACAACCACAACAACCAAGCAAAGTCTTAACTGTAGTTAAGCAATAACAAGGAGCATATCATGAGTGCATTAAACTTCGGCACAACTGTGTCACTTGCAGAAGCTGCAAGCCTTATCATCAACTGCCCTAACAATCGGTTCTTCCTTCAAGGTGAGCCTGGGATTGGCAAGTCATCCATCATGGGCGCACTGGAGCGGCACTTCGGTGACGCATACGCCTACGCATACTTTGACTGCGCACAAGCCGACCTTGGCGACATCGCCATGCCGAGTATCAACCGTGACAAGCAGATAACCGAGTACTTCGCTAACGCTATCTTCCAGATACAGTCCGGCAAGCCTGTGGTTATCATGCTAGACGAGTTCACCAAGGCACCGCAGCCTGTGCAGAATATGCTTCACCCTCTGCTGGAGTCGCGCAAGCCACGGCTAGGTAACAACGTGCTGCGCGATGGTTCCATCGTGCTTATGACTGGCAACATGGCAGGCGAAGGTCTTGGCGATACAGTCAAGCCACATACACGCAACCGCGTAACTACGGTTACGGTGCGCAAGCCAGACGCAGACGAGTGGTTGGCATGGGCAGTTACTAACGACATCGACCCCGTTGTCATGGCTTGGGTTAATCAGTTCCCGCATGCCATGGCATCATACATGGACGGTGACCAAGAGAGTAATCCGTATATCTTCAACCCCAAGCGGCAGCAGGGTAGCTTCGTATCAGGTCGGTCGTTGCAGCTTGCGTCTAACGACGTACTCAAGCAGCGTGAGAAGCTGACAGCCAACGCGCTACTCGCAGCCATGGTGGGTACAATCGGTGAGTCCGCTGCGCGGGACATGCATGCCTTCGTAGAGTATCAAGACCAGCTACCTACGTGGGACGACATCACTAAGGACCCAGCCAAGGCCAAGCTGCCCGAGAGTCCCGGCGCATGCGCAGTCATGGTGTTCGGTGCGATTGCCAAGATTGACCGCAATACAATCACGCCGTTCATGGAGTATGTCGAGCGCATGGCACCAGAGTGGCAAGCTGTGTTCGCAGTCAACCTGTGTAAGAACCCAGACAAGAAGCAGATTGGCTTTACGTCTACTAAGTTCCGCGACTGGGCATTGGCTAACGTGGACATCCTCTAGTGGATGGGCTTCACGTGGTGGATGTGAAGCGTAGTGAGATTTGGTCGATATGGCAGGTTAATCTATCCAATCGCAAAGTCATGCACGTTTCATTCTTCGACCACCCCGACGAGCTAAGCGCATACGTATACGCAACTAACAGACTAAAGGAGCAAGCTAATGGCACTAACAGCCGAGCGTAAACTAACACGTGTGGTAATCGACCTCATGCGTAACCCGTTGTTCGCAGACATGTCCGGCATCTTCATGATGGGCACGAAGGAGGTGTGTGAGACCACACCAACCGCAGCTACTAACGGGCGTGACGAGATATACGGACGCGCCTTCATCGACGCGCTATCCATACCAGAGGTAGCTTTCGTCGTGGTGCATGAGTCATTCCACAAGATGTATCGCCACCTAACTACATGGCAGAAGCTATGGCAGGAGGACGCACAGCTAACTAACATGGCCTGTGACTACGTCATCAACCTAGAGATTATCACCCGTGACCCGAGTGGCACGGTGGTAGCTATGCCGCAGAAGGATGGTAAGCCAGCAGGTCTTATAGACCGCAGGTTCGCAGGTATGAATACCAAGCAGGTGTTCGACATTCTCAAGAAGGAGAAGCAAGAAGGCGGTGACGGTGGCGGCAGCGGTGGCTTCGACGAGCATGACTGGGAAGGTGCTAGCGAACTGACCAAGGAAGAGAAGGAAGAGCTGTCTAAGCAAGTAGACCAAGCTATCCGTCAGGGTATGATTGCTGCACAGAAGATGCACGGCAAAGGTGCTGGTGGTATGTCGCGTGAGTTGTCGGACATCCTCGAGCCCAAGGTAGACTGGCGTACGCTGTTACAGGAGTTCGTCAACACTACCTGTGCTGGCCGTGACTACTCATCGTGGCGCAAACCAAACCGTAGGTTTCTATCATCAGATACTATCATGCCCAGCCTCGTCGGTGAGCGCGTGAAAAACATCGTGATTGGCTGTGATACGTCTGGGTCCATCACAAACGAGGACCACACACGGAACCTGTCGGAGACTGACGCTATCTTATCTGTGGTTACGCCTGACAAGCTACACATCATCTACTGGGACCACACCATGGCAGGGCATGAAGTGTATGATGACTCGACACGCGGGTCATTCCGTAACTCCACTAAGCCAGTAGGTGGGGGTGGTACGAACCCCGGCGCTATGGAGCAATACCTCAAGGAGCAGGATATCAAGGCCGACTGCATCATCATGTTCACAGACGGGTTCGTGCCTAACTGGGGTTCGGACTGGAATGGCGCACCGATACTGTGGGTAATCACAGGCGGTGGCAAGATGGTCGCATCAACAGGCAAGACAATACATATCAACTAAGGAGCAAGCACATGAGTATATCAAGTTCAGCAATGCTGGTGGAGATGAACATCTCTGTATGGACAGCAGCTATCGTAGACCGCAAGACAACTGACAAGGTAACACTAGACGCACATGCTGTGGCTGACGCTGGTAAGTTTCGAAAGAACCTTATGGCTGGCACTAGCTTGCGTAAGGACATAGCTGACTACGCTGCGCTCTGTCGCACGTGGCACAACGGACGCACACTGCCTTGGTCCGACAAGGGTGTGAGGCTGCTGCCTACGTCTATGTTCCTAGAGTATAAGCGAGAGGCGGACGCACGTGCAGCATACTTCAACTCTAAGGTGTCTAAGTTCGTAGCAGAGTACCCCGACCTAATAGTGACCGCACAGACCTGCCTTGGTGACCTGTTCGATGGTGCCAACTACCCAAGCGCAGAGGAAGTGGCGTCTAAGTTCGGGTTCCGCATGGTGTTCAGCCCTGTGCCAGAGGTGGGTGACTTCCGTCTTGACATCAACAACGACGAGCTAGCTCACCTACGCAACCAGTACGAGACAGCATACACCGACCGTGTGGGCGATGCTATGAAAACTACATGGGATAAACTACATACGACACTGCTGACCATGAGCGAGAAGCTGACCGAGCCACAAGGCGAAGAGACCAAGCAGTTCCGGTCTACGTTCGTAACCAACGCACAAGAGATGTGCCAACTCCTGTCACATCTAAACATCACTAAGGACCCGACGCTTGAGACAGCTAGGCTAGCACTGGAGAAGGCTATCAGCGGTGTAGACGTCGAGGACATTCGTAAGGACGAGATAACACGCAGTGACCTCAAGGCGCATGTGGACTCGGTACTAGGACAATTTGATTGGTAAGAAGGAGCAAGACGATGACTAAAACCATATACAAACTAAACCTGCACAACACCTACTACACCGTTGCGGGTGTAGATAACGCCGCCACAGAACGTGCGAAGGACTCCATAGTGCATCCGTTCATGGTCCCGCTAATCGAGGCCATTCAGCACAAGCGTCCACACTGGGAGTTTCATGGTAGGGGCTTTGGCACTAGGGGGATTGGTGATGAGGTCAACCATGTGCTGCATGACAACTTCGACATATATGATAACGGTGAGAAGATTGGCAACATAGAGAAAGACTACCACGGGGGCACAACTGTATACGCAGCTAGTAGCCACCGCATAAACGCAAAGCGTCTGGTAGGCATGCGCAAGAAGAGTAAGCACTTCAAGGTCATTGCCGCTGAAGTCTTGAAGGAGTGCTACCCGCTCACGTTGGACGAGCTTGCCAACGAGAAGCACAAGAAGGCTTTCACTGCCATGCAGCAAGCCACCTACAAAGATAGGCGAGCGCACACGCGCAATGTTGAGCTGTTGCATGAACCGATGCTGGCATACCTGACATCAGGTGACAGGTGGGCGGAGTTCTTAGCTGTTCAAGATAAGCCCGAGGTTATGCGAGCCAAGGAAGCGTATCAGAGTCTAGCCGAGAGTGACCGTGTAGCTAAGGACATTGCTAGTGCACACCACATACTGTTGATTGAGCGTCCACGGGACATTGTCGCCATGCCTTTTGGTGGAGCGGCGCAGTCAACCAACCTAGATGCACTGTCGGACCACATAAAGACGTCACTTGCCCTACTCAAGATGACCGAGATGGATACTATAATTGATGGTGTCGGTATCCGCACCGCAGACGATACGTTTTATATATTGACTAGCAATACCTAGAGGGATAAACACTCATAAGAAGGAGCAAACGACATGGCGTCAACGCCGGAGAAAAGAGTCAAAGAAAAAATAGTCAAGGTGTTGAAGGAGGAAGGAGTATATTACTTCTTCCCCGCCACCCATGGCTTTGGTCGTAGTGGCGTCCCTGACATTATATGCTGCGTTAATGGACACTTCTTAGCCATCGAAGTCAAGGCAGGAACCAACAAGCCAACAGCCCTACAGGTGCGTGAGCTTGAGGCCATACGTCGGTGTAACGGCGTAGCTGTGGTAGCCAATGATGAGAACTGGGACATGGTGCGCGGCCTTGTGCACAATATGAAAGAACGAACCAATGACAAAGTATAAAGGGTTAGGCCAGACCGACCAAGATATCATCCGTGCGATTGGGTACATAACTGACATGAAATACATTGCATCATATTACGGTGTGGATGTGAGGCGCGTTCTTCAACTGCGCGACAAGATGAAGAAGGGCACAGAGAAGAAGGTAGAAGTGGTGCGACCAAAGGTAGAGCATGCAACAACCGCAAAACCCAACGCTAACTCAACCGGCTTGAACAGCGACTCGGAACGCAAGTGGAATAAGAACGCCAAGGAAGGCTCGGCTGCATTACTTAAGGCACTAAACAAATTCTTTGAGAAGCGACTGCTGGATATGCACATAGCGGAGCGGGAACAAAACGCATGACGTTTGGTACGGACATAAGGAAGTCTAAGTACGGCATTAACGCGATGGGGGTAGGTGAGGTACGCATATTCGACACGCCTACCGACCATTCCAAGAGGTTAATCCGCCGCGCTGCACACAACCAGAACGAACGGTCAGAGCGCTACTACATAACCCGCGCCATAGGCACCACTATTCACGTAACTAGGATAAGATGATGGACATTCTGAACATCGACTTCGAAACCTACTACAGCCAGAAGTTTAGCTTATCTAAGCTGACAACGGAGGAGTATGTCCGCGACTCACAGTTCGAGACCATCGGTGTTGCAGTCAAGCGTAACAATGAACCAACTGAATGGTTCAGCGGGACCAAGGCGCAAACCAAGCGGTGGCTAGATAAGTGGGACTGGGCTAACAGCGTAGCTGTGGCTCACAACGCTATGTTCGACATGGCAATCCTTAACTGGTGTTATGACATTCGACCCAAGCGAATTGCAGATACCCTGTCTATGCTTCGTGCTATCGACGGGCCGCATGCTGGTAACAGCCTAGCTAAAGCAGTCGAGCGCTATGGTCTGGGCGAGAAGGGCACAGAGGTTATCAACGCGCTGGGTAAGCGGCGGCTGGACTTTACTGACGAGGACCTAGAGCGGTACGGTGAGTACTGCATCAATGACGTAGAGCTAACGCACAAGTTGTTTGAGGTCACGGCACCACTCATGCCTGTGTCTGAACTGCGGCTTATCGACCTTACTATCAGAATGTTTACGGAGCCGGTGCTGGTCTTAGACAAACAAGTCCTCACAAAACACGTGTCTAATGTGAGGAGCAAAAAAGCCGAGCTTATGGAAGCAGTCGAGGCGGACAAAGACGCACTGATGTCCAACCCGAAGCTAGCTTTGCTGCTACGTGACATGGGTGTAGTCCCACCTACGAAGGTAAGTCCGAAGACAGGCAAGGAAGCATTTGCCTTCGCCAAGAGTGACGAGGGGTTCAAGGCACTGCTTGAGCACCCCAACCCGACAGTGCAGGCGGTAGTAGCTGCGCGACTAGGTGTGAAGTCTACACTTGAGGAAACGCGCACCGAGAGGTTTATAGCTATTGCCGACCGGGGGACATTACCAGTCCCACTACGTTACTATGCAGCCCACACAGGTAGGTGGGGTGGCGACGACAAGGTGAACCTCCAGAACCTACCACGCAAGTCACCACTCAAGAAGTCCATGCTAGCACCAAAAGGCTATGTGTTTATCGACTGTGACTCGTCGCAGATTGAAGCGCGCACCTTGGCGTGGCTAGCTGGGCAGGAAGACCTTGTGGAGTTCTTTGATAAGAACAATGCGGAAGTCGCAGCGGGTGTAGAGAAGATGGACATGCAGTACGACCCGTACAAAATCATGGCGTCGGAGATATATAACAAGCCGGTAAACGAGATAAACGAGCACCCCGAGCGCTTCATAGGTAAGATGACCATCCTTGGGGCTGGGTATGGCATGGGTGCGGCTAAGTTTAAGGTACAGCTGGAGACCATGGGCGTATCGCTGTCGTCGTCAGAGTGCGCCAGCATCGTGTATAAGTATAGGGACCAGTTCGAACGCATACCGCTCTTGTGGGCGGAGGGTGACAAGGCTCTCGACGCGCTTATGTCCGCTCGGACCGCACCTCTAGGCAAGCATGAAGCCGTGCTTATTGATATGTTTGGTGTGCGTCTGCCTAACGGCATGTACTTGAGGTACGATAACCTACGCAAGCAGCGGGACCAGAAGTCGGGCCGTGACCAGTTTGTCTACGACGTCAAGAGGGGTCGGGCTACGCTACCTACGTATATATACGGCGGTAAGCTTATAGAGAACGTGTGTCAGGCACTTGCCCGTATTATTATAGGTGAGCAGATGCTGATGGTCGCACGTAAGTACCGTGTAGTGATGACCGTGCACGATGCCGTGGGGGTGATTGCCCCCGTAGAAGAGGCCGACAAGGCCCGTGCGTTTGTCGAAGCATGCATGCGCATGCGCCCCAAGTGGGCACCAACGTTACCATTGAATTGTGAAAGCAAGATAGGAGCAAGCTATGGAGGTTAAAGGTATAAGAGGATACCGTGATGTCCACATGATGCCTACGGCGACACCACCAGCCGAAGAGTACGAAGCGTGGTTGAACCGACCGTCGAACCGAGCGCGTAGGGGGAACATGCACGACCCCGATGCAGGGATATCGGGTACTAAGCTACGTAGGGTCGTTATAATGCGGAAGCAGGGGGAGACTTGGGCAGATTGCGCCCGTGCAATTGGCTTTCGCGGTAGTAGTGGTGGACAAATCAAATACTACTGCGAGTTTATGCCAGAACATTTAAGACCATAAGAAGGAGCAAGCTATGGCGGATGAACCGCATGACGCAGTGAAGCTATTACTCGCACGGATGGAGAGCCACCCCGAAGAGTTTAGGTTTAAGGAAGGGGCGTACCATGACCGGTGGTATAACCACCTGAGCGCGATACACGCCCACGGAAATGAGGCTGACAAAGCTGCACTCGCTGCAAAGATACGCGATATTCGTATGGCTGAAGTCCACGAACAGGTGATGGATGAACTCTGCAACGGCCCCGAAAACCGCCGCAAGGAGCTGGAAGAGCAGGAGTACGAGCGTAAGCTGGAGGAACTAGCAAGGAAGAAGAAGATACTACAGAATAGCCAGACCGCCATGCAGCACATTGATACAAACTAAGGAGCAAAATAATGACTGAATATAAATTTACAAAAGACTGGTTCAACTGGGCACCAGAGGTTTGGAACCAGCTTACCCCTATGCTGCCAGAGCGTAAGGCTTTCCTTGAGATTGGTTCCTTTGAGGGCCGCAGCACTGTCTGGATCATTGAGAACATGATGAACCCCGGTGACTGGATTGACTGTGTTGATACGTGGAAAGGCGGCGAAGAACATAGCGAAGAGGACATGGACTCCGTCGAAGAACGGTTCAATTATAATATAAACCTAGCACTGGGCGGCGCGGTGGTGGAAGAGCCTTATGGAGAGTATAAGTTCCCATACCCAGTGCATACTCGCTACGCTTCCCCTGCCCCAACAGAGCGCGAGTGCAAGCGGGTATATAAATATAAGCACCCCTCCACCGAGCACTTAGGTTCAAAGCTGGCTAGTTGTATCGATAGCAAGAACCTATACGACTTTATTTACATCGACGGTAGCCACATAGCCAAGGACGTTATGACCGATGCGTGTATGGCGTGGCCTCTGCTCAACCCCAAGGGGCTGATGGTATTCGATGATTACCTATGGACACCGAACGCACGGGATATCCTGCACCGCCCCAAAGCAGCCATCGACGCCTTCACTAACCTGTTCGCAGAGGAAGTGGATATTGTGCACGTCGGCTATCAGTTAATTGTACGTAAGAAAGGAGAGTAGAGATGGATTATGTAACAGCAATAGCAATATTTGTGTTGGTCTTCTTTAGCTACATGCTGGGTAAGGGGAGCGCAAATGGAAATGTTCTCACCCTCAAACGCGAGAACGAGCAGCTGAACAAGGAACTAAAGGCCCTTACTGACCGCGACGAGCGTGGTCGTTTTGTAGGTAATAAAACCAAGTAACAACCAGAGAAGGAGTAAGTACCATGAATTATGCAGTTAAAGTACGCCCGAACAGTCGGAAGGAAGAAGTTTTAAATGTGTTGAAACGCAACCCCAACAGTACGACTAAAGAACTTTCCACCCTCATGCCACACTTGGAAATAGACGACATATCACATGCTGTCAGTTCGATGGCAGCTAAGGATATAGTTTTTGTTACAGGTAAAAAGCCTGAGTCGGGCCCATCTGGCCGCACTACTACCCACCGTGCGTACTCCGTAAAATACGAAAAGAGCAAAGATGCACCACAGAAACTACCGACGCAGTCTGATTTGTTTGGTGAGCTTGTCAATACACTCGAAGCGGAGGTTACTGCACTGCAGCAGTGGAAAGAGGCTGCACTACTTCGCTATCCAGACCTCGGCGTAGACCCACTGCTACTTGAAGCACGGGCATTGCTAGCTGCGGAAGCAGAAAGACAAAATTGCACACCGGCTTCACATAATTATATTAACGGCAATAGGGACCACACCATAGCAGTTCAGGCTTTGGTTAAAGTACTAGGGAGTAAGTAGTGCCAATAGTAAGACGGTCTACGATGGTATGGACGCCTGAGAAGGACGCCGAATTGCTGGCTCATTATCAGCACGGCCTAAGACCAGCATATATGGCGGAACGAATGGGGCTTACGATTGCCTCCGTAGAGGGCCGCTACAGAAAACTTAAAAAGAAAGCGAAAGCAAATGACTGAAGAAACTAAACGCCCAAGCATTATGATTGCCACCCCGATGTACGGTGGCATGTGCACAGGACACTATGTGCAAGGTCTACTCATGACCATGGCTAAGATGCGTGAGATTGGTGTCAACATAGCATGGTGCCAGATTATGAACGAGAGCCTTATCACACGGGCACGTAACGACTTAGCACGGGTATTCCTTGAGAGTGACCACGACTACCTAATGTTCATCGACGCTGACATTGGCTTTGACCAAGAGGCTATCGCGCACCTTCTGCTGACCGACAAGGACATCGCATGCGGTATCTACCCTAAGAAGGAAGTGAACTGGGACAGCGTCAACCGCGCTGCCCTTGAAGGCAAAACGGACCTTGCGGACCATGCCGGAGCCTTTGTATTTAATATGATAGGGGAAGGCCATGCAGAGTCCGACGAGACAGGCTGCATCGAAGTGCGGCATGGCGGCACAGGCTTCATGCTAATCAAGCGGGGGGTATTCGAAGAGTTGATACCTCATGTGCCAACCTACCGCGTATCCTCGTTTAAAGACCCAGAGACAGGCGAGTACGTCAAGCCTTTGACCCATGAGTTTTTCGCTACCAGCATCGACGAGACCGGTGCACTGCTAAGCGAAGATTACCATTTTTGCGAACTGTGGCGTAAACACGGTGGCAAAATACACGCCCACCCGTTCATCCAGTTACATCATGTAGGCACGTATGTGTTTGGTGGTGACATCCTGAAGAGCGGCGGCAACCTCAAGTGAAGGAGCAAGTTAAATGAGAAAGATTAACGTACCCAAATACCAACCATCCCAGTACAAAACTAAGTTTGATGCAGTCGCAGACATGCTCAAAGGCGGTGAGACTGTGAAGCAGATTAAAGAGCGCATGTTAGTTAGTGACAGCTACATCTACTTAGCCAAGAAGAAGCTTAGGGAAGCGGCAGGTGAAGTGGTGGAAACGGTGCGGCAGACCGCCGCAGAGCACAACAACAAGGTCAAAGAGATGGTCGAAGGCTGGAGGGCAGAGGCAGAGGCGGAAGCAGTGCTTGGTATACCCTGCACCAGAGAGTGCTTGTCTGAGCCGGAAGTCGATGACGTAGACACAATCCTCGACGAACGTGCAACCACTTACGGTAGCTTCATTAGCGTAGCGCTTTTTGCACAGGAAATGAAAGAACTCATCCGTAGCGCCCTAGACGAACAAAATGCAGGACTACAAGCAGACCATCAAGAAGCCCTTGATATGATAGCGAGTAAGATTGCGCGTATCATCATTGGTGACCCACACCACACAGATAGCTGGCTTGATATAGCGGGGTATGCTACGTTAGTGGCTGACCGTATCCAAGGGAAATCCAGATAACATGACAGCGTGGTCCTATAGTAGCATCAAGACCTTCGACCAGTGTCCGAAGAAGTACTTCCACCTCAAGGTGGTTAAGGACGTAAAGGACGACCCCGGCGAAGCAGCTATCTATGGGACCAACGCGCACGAAGCAGCCGAACATTACATTAAGAATGGCACACCGATACCAGAGAAGTTTGCAGTCATGCGTCCCGTGGTGGAAGTGCTGGCTCAGTTTAAGGGCGAGAAGCACACCGAGTTAAAGCTAGGCGTCAGGAAGACGGATACTGGCTACGAGCCATGCGGCTTCTTTGATAAGGACGTATGGTGGCGCGGCATAGTCGATTTGCTTATAGTGAACGGCAAGACTGCCCACATGGTAGATTACAAGACAGGCAAGAACGCCAAGTATGCGGACATGAAGCAGCTAGACCTTATGGCTGGCGCGGTGTTTGTGCACTACCCAGAGATAACTAAGGTTAAGTCAGGGCTGGCGTTTGTGGTATCGAACGAGTTTCCTAAGAAGACGCACACCCGTGAGCACTTGGATACGTACCTAACCGTGTTTAATAATCAGCTAGAACAGCTTGAGGACAGCATGCGAAATGGTGTATGGAACGCAAAGACCAGCCCACTATGTGGATGGTGTCCAGTTAAAAGCTGCGAACATTGGAAGCCTAGGAGATATTGATGGCACGGGATTACAGGGCGGAGTACGATAAGTACCAAGGCACAGCGGTGCAGAAGAAGAACCGCGCTGCGCGCAACGCTGCCCGTGCTAAGATGACGAAGGCTGGTAAGGTACACAAAGGTGATGGCAAGGACGTTGCCCACACAAAAGCATTTGACAAAGGCGGCACTAACAAGACAGGGCTGCGTGTAGAAAGCAAGACCACTAACCGGTCTTTCCTCCGTGATAAGAAGGGTAACCTCGTGTCGGAGCGCAGCAAACGGGAACGTAAGAAGTAACCACGAAGGAGCAGTCGTGCAGATAATTGATAACAAGGCGCTGCTAATCACAGCGCCGAACGCACATACTATACCTAACCACATAACAAAGAGCGCTATAGTTGAAGGCGGAGCCGTAGCCGTACACTGGGGGCTACCCGAGGCTACGCAGCTAGCTAAGCTTGGGTTCGACGGCGTGCCGTCCCCGATGTTACGCGACTATAAGTGGACAGGTAAGTACGCGCCGTTCGACCACCAGAAAGAGACAGCTTCATTCTTGTCAATCCGCAAACGCGCATTCTGCTTCAACGAGCAGGGTACAGGCAAGACCGCCAGCGTTATATGGACTGCTGACTACTTGATGAAGAAGGGCCTGATTAAGCGCGTACTGGTGCTATGCCCATTGTCGATCATGAAGTCGGCTTGGCAACGAGACTTGTTTACCTTTGCTATGCACCGCTCGTGTAGCGTAGCACATGGCGCAGCCCCCCAACGCAAGAAGATTATCGAAGCAGGGGCAGAGTTCGTCATTATCAACTTCGACGGGCTGGCTATCGTCAAGGACGAGATAATTGCAGGGGGCTTTGACCTTATCGTAGTGGACGAGGCAAACGCATATAAGAACGTGCAGACTAACCGCTGGAAGATGTTTGATAAGATTGTCCACGCTACAGACCCACGGCTTTGGATGATGACGGGTACACCTGCTGCCCAGTCTCCCATAGATGCTTACGGGCTAGCTAAGCTGGTTAACCCACAGGGTTGCCCTAAATACTTTACCGAGTTCCGCGCAGCAATCATGCACAAGGTTACGCACTTTAAGTGGGCCCCGAAGCCCCATGCGTCCGAGTATGTACATAACATACTTCAGCCAGCCATACGGTTTGAGAAGAAAGACTGCCTTGACTTGCCCGAAGTGACGCACGTGTCGCGGGACGCTCCGCTAACGACGCAGCAGAACAAGTACTACAAGATGCTAAAAGAGCAGTTGCTGATTGAGACAGCGGGCGAAGAAGTCAGCGCAGTCAACGCAGCTACGCAGATAAACAAGCTACTGCAGATAAGCGGAGGCGCGGTCTACACGGATACTGGCGAGGTGCTAGAGTTCGATGTGTCTAACCGCATCAACGTGGTGCTCGAAGTCATAGAAGAAGCCAGCCACAAGGTGCTGGTCTTCGTGCCGTTCACGCACACCATAGAGATACTACGGGCCAAGCTGGAGAAGGAAGGCATACCGTGCGGCGTCATCAACGGCAAGGTGTCACTGAATAAGCGCAGCGACATAATCGAGCGGTTCCAGACGCAGAAAGACCCGCATGTGCTAATAATCCAGCCACAAGCTGCCAGCCATGGTCTTACGCTAACAGAGGCAGATACTATCATCTGGTATGCGCCGGTAACCAGCGTGGAAACCTACCTGCAAGCTAACGCACGTATCGACCGTCCCGGCCAGAAGAACGCCATGACCGTGGTGCACATCAAAGGCAGTCCGGTGGAGGAGCGGCTGTACAGCATGCTAAAAAATAATATCACCAACCACCAGAAACTTATTGACTTGTACAAGGAAGTTATGGAAATATAGTATTTGACATTGTCAAAGCTAAGTGGTAACTAACAATATAACGTACCACTACAACGAAGGAGCACAAATATGGAAGACTTACCCGTAGACAAGCTTGTACGTGTCTACCGCAAGATACGCGATGCCGTGCAAGAAAAGGAAGACGCCCACAAAGCCGAGATAGCGGAGCTTAGGGGGCAGATGGACATGATTAGCGCCAAGCTTCTAGAAGTCTGCAACGCACAGAACGTCGATAGCCTACGTACCAAAGAAGGTACGATAACGAGACGCGCTGCTACCCGATACTGGACGAGCGATTGGGAGTCCATGTACAAGTTTCTTAAGGAGAATGATGTTATGCATCTTCTCGAACAGCGCATCCACAATGGCAACATGCGTAATTACCTAGAGGAGAACCCCGATAGCCTACCTATCGGCCTCAATGCAGATACTAAGTATGTGCTTTCGGTTCGTAAACCAACAACCAAGTGAGAGAAACAATGACCAATTTGACTATCTTCAAAAACCCCAATGCTGTCGCAGTGGCGTTGCCACCATCCAAGATGGGTACGCAGATTGCTTCGGGCATGGGCGGCTACAACCGCATCGCCACCAACACCAACGGCACGTTCAAGCGCATCGTAAACGGTGAGCAGGTTGGCAAGGCCATCCGTGGTGAGTTTAACGCCATCATCCTTGCTATGCTGGATAAGCCTAGCCGTAGCTTCTACGCTAACGACTATGACCCCGACGCCAAGGGCAGTGCACCTGACTGCTTCTCTAACCTAGGTGACAAGCCAGAAGCATCCGCCGCCAACCGTCAGTCCGCTAATTGCGCTAGCTGCCCTAAGAACATAGATGGTTCGGGTAAGAACGGTAAGGGTAAAGCCTGTCGCTTCAGCCGCAAGGTAGCACTGTTCTTGGACGGCGATGAGTCCGGTGATGTATATCAGTTCAACATCCCAGCTAAGTCGCTATTCGGTAAGGCTACTGGTAACGTCCTTCCGTTTGAGCAGTACTGCCGCCATCTGGTGTCAAACAATGCAGCGCCTGACCGCGTGGTTACTACGGTTGCGTACAACCTTGACGCAGAAACTATGGAGCTTAACTTCACTGCTGACCGGTTTATTGACCTAGATGAGTTAGCGCGTGTCAACGAGGCGCAGAACAACCCTGCCACTATGCGCTTGATTAGCTTCGACATGGCGAAGGCCACAACTACGGAAGAACCTGTCAAGCTTACAGCACAGCCGGAGCCAGAACCAAAGGCTAAGAAGCCATCCTTCTTGGATGACGACGATGGTGAGGACGATGAAGAAGAAGCATTGGCCGAACCAGTGAAGCGCCCTTCTAAAAAGGCTACTACCGCTGCCGCTGTTGATGCACCTACCGGCACACTTGCCGCTGTGGTTAGTGACTGGGCCGACGACGAAGAAGAAGACGACTGATGAGCGGCGGTTATAGTCTACGTATACAGGAAGCAAATGCCAAGGCGAGCAAACACAAGTTGGGTGTTCGTCTGGGTAGGCTCTGTATCGCGCAGGACATACCCGTAGCTGTGGTAGCCAAGTGTACAGGTGTAACGAGGCAAACAGTATACAACTGGTTCTGCGGGACTTCGGTCCCGCAGGGCAGTGCCACGGCGCTTATAGCTTCATACATGGCTAGTCTGGAGAGCTCTACTTCCTAACGGGGTAGAGAGTTTTTTCTTTTAGGAGTGGGCTTGTGACTTGCCCTATGGAGTGGTGTCTGCGTGGCAGAGGATTTTGACCTTTTATCAGCGGTGCAGCCCCAAGAGGGTTGGTACGCTATCGTCGGGCTAAGCCCCGACAGCAAGCAACAGGAGCTAGTAGAGACCCGTGAAGAGGCCGACGCATGGGCCAAGACGTTCCTCAACCAAGGGAAGAATGTATTTTTTGGTGTAGCTAAGTATACAGACGGTAAGAGCAGGAAGAAAGAAAACGTCAAGTCACTTAAGTCACTTTGGCTCGACATAGATTGTGGGCCAGAGAAGGACTACGATACACAGGAAGAAGGGTTAGATGCCCTTCGTAAGTTCTGCAAGACAGTCGGTATGCCTAAGCCCACCATAGTTAATTCTGGGCGCGGTCTGCACGTATACTGGACGTTGACTGAAGAAGTTACACGTGAAGAATGGGAGCCTGTGTGTCTAAGGCTGAAGGAAGTCTGCACCACTAAGGAGCTACGTGTCGATAACAGCTGCTTCGAAGCAGCGCGTATCCTGCGTATTCCCGGCACGTTTAACTTTAAGGGTACGGACCCCCTACGTGTAGAAGTCATAACGATTGGTAAGCCGACACCCATGCAGGACATACGTGACCTGTTGGGGGTAAAGGAGACGAAGGCGACACTGTTTGGTGACATGCCTACATTCGCACCTAGCCCGTTAGCTAAGCTTATACGTGCCAACATGGAGTCGAGCTTCACCAAGATTATGAACCGTGGTCAGAACGGGTGCAAGCAGCTTAACGCTAGTTACGCAGACCGCAGGGAAATATCTGAGCCACGATGGTTTGCTGCGTTGTCAATCGCCAAGTTCTGTAAGGACCGTGATAAGGCTATACACAAGTTATCCGCAGACCATCCTGACTATGACCCTGACAAGGTTGAGCAGAAGGTAACACACATAGTCGGGCCGCACACATGTGCGGAGTTCGAGAAACACAATCCCGGCGGATGTGCAGGGTGCCCGCACATTGGCAAGATACGCTCCCCTATTACACTAGGTAAAGAACTGAAGGAGGCAACTCCAGAGGACAACGTAGTTATAGAGGAAACCCAGCTTGGGGCAGTGAAGTACCATATACCCGAGTTTCCCTTCCCCTACGTACGGGGCAAGCACGGTGGCGTATGGCGCAAGGTTACACCCAAAGACGAGGAAGAAGGCGTCGAGGACGTTGTATTGGTGTATCCGTACGACATATATGTAGCCAAGCGTATGGATGACCCAGTCGAGGGGGGTGTAGCACTTATTCGTCTGCACAGCCCACAGGATGGCGTCAAAGAGTTCACGGTGCACAATTCAAAGGTGATGGACGGTAACGAGCTACGCAAGTTCCTCGCCTCTAAGCACGTGATGCTTAGCTCCAAGGTCGATTATGCGTACTTGGTGGACTTCATAGTAAAATCAGTAGCTCAATATTTTCACAACACAAAGGTAGAACAAATGCGCAATCAATTTGGATGGGTCGATAACGACAGTAAGTTTATTATAGGCGACCGTGAGATAAGTGCCGAGGGGACATACCATAGCCCCCCGTCGTCAGTCACCAAGGCACTAGCCGAACACATGACAGCTAAGGGTACGTTGGAGAAGTGGACAGAGGTGTTTAACCTGTACGGACGTCCGGGCCTTGAAGGGCATGCGTTCGCAGCAGCCACCGCCTTCGGTGCGCCTCTCTTGCGTTTCTCCGGTCAACGTGGGGCAATCATTAACGTGGTGCACCCCAAGTCAGGTACAGGTAAGACTACAGCCCTGCTTATGGCTAACAGTGTATACGGCGACCCAGCGGCGCTATGTGCCAAGAAGGACGACACGTTCAACTCGAAGGTATTTAAGATAGGGGTTTTCTGTAACCTGCATATCAGCTTCGACGAAATGTCGAACACAGAGCCCAAGCAACTAAGTGAACTCGCCTACTTGATTACACAGGGTACAGGCAAGGATCGCATGAAGGCGTCTTCAAACGAGCTTCGGGCAAACCTGACGTCATGGCAGACCATAGCACTGTGCTCGTCTAACCACTCGTTCTACGAGAAGCTTGAGATTGCCAAGGGGTCGCCTGATGGTGAAACCATGCGCATCATCGAATACAGCATCGACTATTCTGACGCGATTGACATCGAGTATGGCAAGAAGATGTTCGACCACCAGTTGCTTGAAAACTACGGGCATGCAGGTGACATCTACGCACGGTACCTGATTACGCACTATGACGAGGTGAAGGCGCTTTATGCTACGGTTCAACAGCGCATCGACTCCAAGCTTAAGCTAACACAGCGTGAGCGGTTCTGGTCGGCAACAGCAGCAGCTAACATAACGGGTATCTACATCGCCCTGCATCTTGGCCTGTGTAACTGGGACATTGCTGCCATCTTTAAGTGGACGTGCAAGATGATACTCAACCTACGCAACACGATGACACCGCCACCCGAAGGTGACCAGCAGATACTTGGTGAGTTTATGAACGCCCGTCTGGGTAACATTCTCATAGTTAATGACGGGGTAGACCGTCGCAGCAAGATGGTGGAAGTACCGCAGTTAGAGCCGTTGCGAGAGCTTATGATACGCTACGAACCGGATACTGCTAAGGTATACATAACTGCTAGCTCGTTCCGTGAGTATTGTGGGGCACGTAACATTGCTTACCGCTCGACCATTAACGCTATGAAAGCCAAGGGCCTGTACCTTGACGCAGAGAACAAGCGCATGTCAAAGGGCATGAAGGTCAACACGGTGCCGGTGCAGTCGCTAATCTTCGACGCTAACCACCCTGACTTTAGTGGCATTACGGACCTGTTCAATAACGCAATCACGGCTGTGAAGCCGGACGCCGACGAAGAGTGAAGGTAGCTGGGGTCAGCTACGATATAAACTGGCGCGCCTTCACCAAGGGCGCGTCACTGTTCTTCCCGTGCCTAGACCCAAAAGCCGCTAAGAAGGAAATACGCCCCGTGCTACGCAGACTGAAGCTAAAGGTAGTGTACCGGAGCGTGGTGGATACCAAATCTGGTATTAGGGGTTTACGTATCTGGAGGATGTGATTATAAACGTCCTCGGAAGATGCTCCTTCCGTTGGTTGATACTACCCCCGCTGGCCTACTCCCCAGCGGGGGTTTTTTATGGGCGGAACTTATCTGCCATACCGATATCTTTCTCTGCAGTCTTCTTCTCAAGCCGCATGCCCTGCACTGTGCGGCCCCGTACATCCGCACGACCCTTGAGTGACCGCATGATGGTCTCTTCGGTAATTATGAAGCTTGGGTCTGGGTACGTGCGGTTGAACGGAATAACCTCGTCGGTGATGAACTCCTGTAGTTGCTCCTTAGAAGTAATATCACCCTCACGTAGCTTCCTATCCAAGGTGGATAGCAGCTGGGTCTTCTCCGCCTTTATCTTTTTGTCGTTCTTACTACGAGTGATGTAGTAGTCCTGCCATCTAGCAAGACGCAGTGGTCGGAAGCCAGATATCGTGCGGAACGTATCCAACCCAGTGATATCGTTCTTATCTATAATGACATCACCCTTGCGGGTAACCACACCTTCGGCTTCCCCTTGCTCCGCTGCTACCCATGACCGAACAAACGCAGGTGCCATCTTCTTGATACCACCATACATATCGCCTTCAGCAAAGTTATCCTTTGCATTGAACGCCTGAATAAGCATCTGCCCACCTGCTACGTTAGCCAGCAGTGTTTTTATTATGCTGTCACCAGTGGAGTCACCTGCAACTGCTTCGCGGAACCACATATTCTTGAGGTCGAGTGATGTACGGCTAGACAGTTCAGTGTTCGATAAAGCGCCAAGCGGGCCGTGTATAAGAATGTCTGCCAACGACACGTCGCCAACCATCGGCTCTCCGAACTTATCCATCAACCATGCACGGAACATAATGTCGGAGTCGTAGGCGACACGTGGGTCAAGACCCATAAGCTTGCGCACATCCTCATCATCTTCTTCGTCAAAGCTTTCAGATAGCGCCAGTGCCATGACCGAGTACAGGGGCATACCTAGAAGGCCACCAAATACGCCAGCCATCATCAAGACGCCGCCTAGTTCCTTCATAGCGCCCGCACGTGCGGCCTTTGCTTCTGGTGAAGCTCCGGGGTACAACCCACGCCCGATATCTCGCATCGCGCCTACTAGGAACTTAGTCTGCAGAATGGGATGCATCTTGAAGAGGAACAGTGCACGAGACACATCGTTCTTCATTATGCGTGAACGTTCCCAGTTGGAGTAGTCACCAAGAGTATCGCGCACAGTATCTAGGGCAGTGGTGACTGCCTTATCAAACACTACCTTCTCAGGTGCGCCGGGGTTTTTAGCAGTCTCTGCCTTGTACGCTAACTCAAACGCCATGAAGTAGGCTGCTTGGCGTGAGATGTTTTCCAACCCTTGGAACATGACGCCCATGGCTTTACCTGTTACCGCAGCAGTTTCGGCAACGGTGCGCGCTGCACCCGTACGGTGCTTCTGTCCTGTTTCCCGCTCGTTCTGGATTAGTGTATCCTGCACGGTCTCAAGCACGTTGCGCTCCATACCTGCCGCCAGTGCCCTACGTAGAAGTTTACCTTCTTTGGTGTCAGCACTAACCAATTTAGAGCTTAGTATGTTGGGCATCAGGACATCAAGCGAGTCACCCACACCGGCTATCCCTGTGCGAGTGCTCTGCACCTTAGCTTTACCTAGAGTGTTCCATATCTTCATATACTTCAGCCACATGCGGGTGCCTTCCGCATACCCGTAATCCCGCCACAGGCGTGGCACCACACGTATCGGTATGGAAGTAAGCTGCAGCATCGCTGTCGCTGGCGCTGTCAGGTAGTAGAAGTAAGACGCACGGTTAAGGGCGTTAATAAACGAACTCTGCGGGCTTGGGTTTATCTCGTCTTCGGCACGCTGTTCTAATTCATATATAGCGGCTTTAAGTCTAGCCTGCTCTGTAGTTGGGCGGTCCGACACGTTGTCACGTGCCTCCTCGGTTTTTAAGCGTATGTCCCCGGCGTATGCCAGCTTGCTTAGTTGGTTAGCATAGCTGCTCGCTTGCGATGCAAAGTTCTGTAGGATATCCTGCTGGAACCCGACTACCTCTTGAGCATGCATGAACCGGCGGCGTACTGACCGTTCGGGGGTAGATAGCAACCATGTCTGGTAGATGCTGTCCGTCAGGTCTTTGAAGTCGCTGGCACCTAGTACACCACTTGAAGCAAACTCGGCCTTGGCTTTACCCACTAGGTCAAATATCTTCTTCATCATCTGGTCGTCAGTTTTTAATTCTTCCTGCAACTGTGCGACGTCGTACCCTATAGTAAGTACCCCATCGTTCTTCTCAGGGTCTATACCTAAGCGCTTAGCTATCGCTTTCTTCGCAGCTATTTGCTGCTTGGCAGTTTCGAACTGGTAGAACTCACGCTCCCGCGAGCCGTCCTTGGCAGCGGATACACGTATGTAGTATTTACCTGCCCGCATAAACGGAAAGTAGTCTTTGGTGAACAAGCTTGAGTCAAGATTGTAGAATATGTCGCCGCCCTTCTTGGATTCATCGGGGTTCATAACTTCCCGCATCATATCTGCACGTAGGTCACGCAAACGCTTGGCTTCTTTAGTACCGGCGATAGACGCAATCCGACCGTCTAGTAGTGCAAGCTCGGCTTCGAACATATCTTTGTAGTAGGAACGTATTTCCTTGTATAGCTTGTGCCCGTTCTTAAGCTCACCTAGCTTGTCCCACAAAGCATGTGTATCGCGGATACGACGGGTAAGTTCCGCTATCTGCTTCATCTGGTCACTGGTATTTTTGCTATCTATGGCTGTCTTAGATAGGTTCGCTACCAACTTCTTCATAGCGGTAGACATAGCTACCTTGTCACCCTTTACGGTGATTGCGTCTTTGCTCTGCATAACCAAGGCTTTTACCTCGGCTATTATACGGGCAGCTAACACCTTATCGTTGGCGTTCTTCAGTATGCGAGCTTCGACCTCCTTCATGGCAGGGTGATTAGCCAGTGCATCGTCAGCAGACTTGAAATCGTCGGGTGCCATTTCATTTATACGGGCAGTGCTCTGCGTCTGGGCCAGTAGTTGGTCTTTATCAGACAGAAGGAACTCGTCTAACTCCATACCAATTTGCTCTGCAGCTTTGAGTATGTTGGCCTTCATGGCAACCATCTTCTGCACCAACGTGTCAATCTCACGTATGGTGGGTATATCTGGGCCGAACCAGTTTAAGATGCCAGACGTCGGTATAGTCTTTAGCGTGGCCACCAAGGTAGGTGGTGCCATGGCCTCTAGGTTATCCTTTAGCCCACCGCCCCAGTCTTTCCAGCTATGCCCCTTAACAACCTGCTCTACACCTTCAGCTATGCCGTTAGTGGAGGTAGACTTCTGGGTACGGCGCATACCGGGACTTATACTAGCTTCAGCAGTTCCTATTTTCTCTTTGTTCTGCTTAGTGGTCTTGGGCCGTGAGTATTTTGTGGTAGGTGCAGCACCACCACGCCAGCCGTTAATATACCGCATGCCCTTGACGAGTGTGCTTTCCTGCGCACCGTTTACGACACGCTCGTGGCCTGCAGCCAGTATAGCTTCTACGTCCGCATCGCTGATTGCCAGATTGATACCCAGCCTACGTGCAAAGTTACGGATAATAGCTGCAATGCGCTTTAGCATTGTCGGCCTAAGCTGCCCATTCTCGGACATCTCGGCTAGGATTTCTTCTACTGCGCGGGCGGTACGGTTGGTATCCTGCGCATAGGCATCTGGGTTAGCAGCTAGCCACGCATCGGTATTGGCCCGTATGTTACCGTTGCTTTTATACAGTGCAGTCAGAGCGCTATCTAGCTCGCCACGGAACAGCTTCTCAAGGCCAACGTGGCCAAGAGCTTCATGGAACAGCACCGCCTTAGCACGCTCTACGGACTCAAGGTTGTCGGCAATTAGATACACTGTACCATCAGGGGCCACGAAGCCTTCTGCATTGGTAGCGTTATCTTGCATCACAGCCCGACGTACCTTAGCGTCAGCTATGTCGTTAACAGACTGGACTACCGTAACTACAGGTGGCCCCTTCCATACTGACACGATGGCATCTACCGCTGCACGTACCTTAGATACGTCTGTCTTAACTTGGCCCGGTTGCGCTTCACCCCTACGGTACTTAGATACACGGCCTTCGGCTATGTCGATTTTGGCTTCGCGTTGTTCGCGCTGCTCGGCACTGGTGTCTGCACCTTCCATCTCGCCTAGCTTCTGCTGCACCTTAGCGCTGCCCACACGGGATGTAGCGCCTTCGCGCTCAAGCTGACGGTTCTCTGCCATGGAGCGCAGCTTAGACCTGATCGGGTTCAGCATGCGGTTGTTTACTAGCTTAGTCAGCTTCTCGTTGGCGACGGCTAGCTCTGCTTCCGCTGCCTTGGCTTCAACACCTGTGGTGTTGCGGAACTTGGACATTGCTGCACGGGCTTCTTCTTCAGCCTTGGCAATGTTGTCCTGCGGACGACCATACTTATCGTATGCGTCGGGGCGTTCTATCTGACGAATAAGCTCGGTGCGCTGGTTGTTGTCTATCTCGCCACGCTCACGCGCAGCATCAATATCACGGGTAAGTTCCTGCACCATGGATGTAGCCACGGTGGGGTTCGCGGAGTCCGTCTCTTGAATAGATGTAGGGGGAGCAACGTATGGAAGAAGGTCCATCGCCTGTGCTTCAAAGTCCTGCAGGTTATCTGCGGCTGCAAACAACTCTCCGTCTGGACCTACAACCCTGTAAGGCTTCGGGCTGGTTGCATCAACCTGCACACTATAGGCTTCGTTAGCAGGGTTAGCGCGACGAATGGCATCTTCGATGTTTTTTACAAAGTCAGCCGTGTACTGCTCGTCTTTCGCTGCGCGTTCTTGCTGCAGCCTATCAAACTCATCGGCACGTGCCTGATTTTCCGCTTCGCGGTCTTCAGGTGCAAGCGCACCTTGCTCCAGTTTGCGCTGCTGGATTTCCTCAAACTTGTCGAGGCGGTTTTCTTCCTGTGTAGGCAGTGCGCCGAATAGACCTTCTTGGCCCGCAGCTTCTACCGTGCTCGCACTGGGTGGACGTCCTCTACGTGAGTATACAATGCCTGAAGGTGACGAAGCCGCCGCACTTAGGCGCTCAACGGCTTCTGCTTCGTCGATACCGTATTGGTCAGCAAATGCACGAACTTCATCTTCGTTTGCAGTCGCAGCAAATGCTGGCGTAATAGTGGGTTGGGTTGTGTTACGGCGGTACTGGGCGTTGACGCCACCAGTAGGGGGAGCGTTAGTATCCTGTGTTTCAGAGATTGGGGGAGTAAAATCAAACCGACCAACCGCTGCACGGATGCGGTCGATAGTGGCTTCGGGTTTATCATTTTTACCGATATCAAGCCCTAGTCCGCGTCCAATCGCATTTATTCTAGGTGTGTTGAACGGCACACCGCCAGCGTCAACGGCAGAAACAAGATCAATAGCTGCTTGCTCTATAGTAGATGGTTTACGTTGCTGTGGTGCACCTGCACCTGCAAACTCGGCCTCACGCATGCGCTGCATGGCAGCTTCTTCTTCGGTATCAACCGGAGGCGGGCCAGTAAAGTTAGAGCCTGTGCCTTCTTCGGCTGCTGCTTCAGCTTCTCCTTGTGCCATCCGTTCGGCACGTGCCCGCTCTAGTTCTGCAGCTTGCTTGTCAATAGCTTCTTTGGCGGATTTTAAGTTCTCGACAACTTGCGTTGCCTTCTCCAAGGGAAACCCGCGCTTGACGAATCTAGCTTCTGCTTCAGATATAGTTTGCTCGTCTGCATCTGCAGGCAGGGCGTCAAGTTCTTGGGCAATCTCTTCTGTGAGTATCTGACGGTTTTCCGCCTTTGCTGCACGTGCACCACCATAACCACCCAGAAACAGGGACGCGATGCCTTCGGACGCAGCCTGTCCAGCTACACCCCTAAACGTATCTACATCGAAGCCCTCGCGCTGCAGTGCTAGGTTCTGGGACAGTTTTTCCTGCCCACCTTGTACAGATTCTGGTACAGCTTCTACAACTGCACTTTTGGCAACACCACCCAGCACGCTCTTTCTGGCACCGACCTTTACGGCCTCTACAGCTTCACGCTCGGCTACCTCGGCGGCAACCTTCTTGACTACGTTATTACCTATGCTGCGAGCGAACTGCGGGCCAAAGCCAGTAGCCGAAGCAAGTGCGCCTATGGCACCACCAAGTGCAATCTGGTCTATATTCTTGCCGCTATACTCCTGCGCCTTCTCGGCGGCGGCAGCGGCGTCTTCTTCAGATGCACCGTTCTTTACGAACTCGCTGTATACCGCATCGTACACGGAACCTTTTATAGTACCTGCGCCTGACGCTGCGCCAAGCCCAGCCATAGTAGCTAGGGGTACGGCTCCTGTACCTCCGGTGGCAACACCCGCTGCGATAAACGGTGCCGCCGAACCTGCCACGCTGGCAATGCTCTCTAGTGGAGAGTAAGTGAACGCCCTAGCTGCAGCCTTTACTTCTTCCCAGACACCTTTGCCTTCAGCGTCTTTCTGGATTTTACTGGCGATTTCAGCATCTTCACGAGACCCAGCAGATTTCAAAGCAGCCGCTGCTTTAGCTACATAGTCAGCCGCATCGGATACAACATTGTCGGCACCAAACACATCTGCGATTGACTTGGTAGTGCCGCTTAAACCTTCGACCGCACTCAAGGGTATGTCTGCAATAGGCGCAAGCAATCCGCCTACTAGCGGGATATTTTCAATTGCGCTTGGCTTCTGCTTAGGCGTGGTCAGCCTGTTGAGGTCAAACCCGTTCTTCGTTAGCTTAGCATTAAGCTGTGCCTTAGTAATTCCTGCTGGTACGTTTCTTATAACTGTACCGTCGGGCATGCGTACATCAGGCATATATCAACCTTACTTTAGTGAACCGTAGTCCAGAGTATCTGCTGTGCCTCCTGTAGCACCGGTAGCGCCCTGTGGGAATAGGGTTCCCATATCGCCAGTGCCCCCAAACTCTTCTTTAACCTTAGCAAGCTGCTTTTCTGCAGCTATATATGCAAACTGCCTAGCTTGGTTTTCTGAATACCCTTTTCTTATTAGCACGTTATAGAACGTTTCTATAAACCGGTCTTTGGTATTTTCCTTATCTTTGCTGTCAGCCATTATCTTGGCTAGGTCGGCACCTATCTTTGACCTTTCGATGTCGAGCATAGCTCTCTTATATGCAACGTCTTCCTGACGGGCTGCGATACCTTCATTAAGAACAGCGGCGGACTTGTTAACGTCCACGCCCATCTGCATGGCTTCTATTTGCTCTTTACGGCTAAGGTTTGCTAGTGCAGAGCGTTCACGCTGCATTTCGCGTATACTCTTTTCCTCTGCATCTAGTCTCTTTGAAATGTCTCCGGCACCACCACCAAGACTTCCAAATATACTACCAAAAGTGCTCTTGTCCTTTGCATTAGCAATACGCTCTGAAAGATCACCTAGACCTGCGAAGAACGCATCTTTTTTGCCCTGTGCACGGCTCTCAGGAGACAATTTTTCCGCAAGTTCCTTACGAAGTTCAATGTCCTCTTCAGACTCTGCTGGCATCAAGCTTTTAATTAGGTCGATATTACCACGTAGGTTCGTAGGTAGGCCGTAGACGGTGTCGTCTCCCTGCGCAGCATCTACAAGTTCTTCGCCCCCAGCGTCTTTCGACCCTGAGTACCGGCGTAAGATATCCTGCTCATACTTGCGTGTCTTAGCTCCATGCCCCTTTGTGTTAGGCCCAGCAAAGTGGAATGCTCCGGCTTTGCCGATATCACCACCACCAAATTCAATTGCGTCTTGTAGCTGCGCTGTTCCTAGCGCGTCTTGGTAGGCACGGCCTTCTTTGCTTCGACCCTTATTACCTTGCAGTAGGTCGGGGCGATAGGGGAGACCGAGTCGTTCGGCTAAAGCGCGAGCAGTTGGTGGCATGAACTGATACGCACCTAGTGCGCCACTACCTTCAGCATTAGCTACACCGTAGTCGCCACCGCTTTCTTGGGCTATGATGGCTTTGCGGAAGCGTTCAAGGTCGATACCGCCACCTCGGCCAAATGCAACCATACCGCCACCTGCATAGCCCTCGTCAAAGCCACCGCTACTGGGCTCATCAAACATAGTGTCAGGTACAGGTAGTTCAGAAAGACCACCGCCAGCCATATATGGAGGCACCATGCCACCTTCAGCCATACTAGGCATCTCTTGCGGCATACCCATTTCTTGAGGCGCAGCCATTTCTTGAGGCGGCATTTCCTGTGGCGGGGGACCCATTTCTTGAGGCGGCATAGCCGCAGCTTCTGGAGTAGCACCAAGACCTGCAGGGGCACCCATAGGGGCACCCATAGGTGGCGCAGGGGGAGCAGGGGGAGCAAAGACCTGTTGGGCCACAGTCTGCTGGGGTGTAGCTTCAGTCTGCGCAGCCGACCGCATACGGTCAATAAACATACCTGCTAGCGTGCCCGCAGTAGGGTCAAGAATACCCATCTGCATAGCTTCAGCTATCTTCTGTTTGTTGCCGCCGTAGTCCTTGGCTATCGCTTCAGGAGACTGTATGGTAAACGGTTTAGTTTCCACTTTAAATTACTCCCGCCCTGTTAGCAGTATTGTAGAGAGCAGCTGCGCCGAGACCGCCACTAACTAGCTGCGAGCCTAGCGAAGCATTGGGAGCGTAAGTTGTGCTAGTTGTATTCGGTGTTACTGGCACACCGCGTAGCAAGCTGCTGTACTGCTGCATCTGCTCCATCGGATAATCACGCTGGCGCAGGAAGTCTTGATACGCCGTGTCTAGGTACTGCTGGTTCATCGCTTGCTGCTGCGCAGCTGTACCCTGCTGCATACCCAAGCGGGCTTGGTCGGCTTGCGACTGCGCCGAACCAATATTAGCAAGTGTCTGACCCATCTGACCGGCTTGCGCCAGCCCTGCAAGCCCCTGCTGCGAACCAAACTGACGAGACTGCTCACCCATACGTTGAGTATCAAGCCCTGCCTGCTGGTTAGCCAGTGCAGCGCGCATCGCTTGCTCTGAGTTAAGTCCTTGCGTCTGAAGTTGGGCTGCGAGGTTTTGCACGTTAGCCTGTGACTTAGCATCAAGGTTAGCAAGAGCGGTTTTCAAACCGACGTCAGTGCCAAGTTGCTGGACGCCAAGTTGAGCCGCCAAGTTCTGCTGCTGCGCTGTCATAGTCGCGCCACGATCACGCTCAAACTGAGCCTGTGCGTTTTCAAACGCCGATTGCGAACCACGTGCTTGGATGTCACCTAACTGCGTACCTAGATTACGCTCACGCTCGAGACCAGCAAGAAGCTGGCGGCTACCACCATATGTGCCCTGACGAGCAGCGCCGAGGTCTTGCACAATCTGCCCCTGCCGCGCATCGCGGACGGCTTCGCGCTTCTGGGTATCTACTACGTTCTGCATGTACGGCGACATGTACTGGTTGGTTTGCTGCTGTCCGAACTGGTCGGGAGCTTGCATCTGGAACGTCGTCAGATTGGGGTTGTAGTTAGTCTGCGCCGCTTGCATACTGGGCGCATTAACCTGCTGTGCATTCACCTGTTGGAAACCAAATTGGCCGGGAGTATACTTCCCCGCCTCCAAAGAACCAAGACCCGCAGCGGTAGCAAGCGTGCTAGCATTGCCGAACTGTCCCGGTGTCTGCATACCTAGGATATTCTGTTGGACTCCACGCTGCTGCTGCGTGAAATCAGCTATGCGCTCTTGACCGTAGGGTTGGTAGTCAGTTGTTAGCGTCGTGCCTGCCCGCTGCATCAGCCCTTCGAAATAGGGGCGTGCGTATTCGGGGAGGGTTGACTGAGTAACCTCCGACTTTTGTACTTGATTGCTACCGCCACCACCGCCCATATTACGCTCCTAGTCCTGCATCTGCGACCGGCAATTCATATACCTGCCAAAGTGCTTTATATCCATCGTCTTTAAAAATCTTTGACCAACCGATCCTACCAGAAGATTCGATCCGTTCACAGTCATTATCGTGCGCCCAGTGCTGCAACATTTTAAGCATAGGAGTTTTCCATTCCATACCTTCATCACCTGCGCAAAATACCATATCAAGGCATAACATACGTGGGTACTGCTTAAAGCAGGTTATTGTAATACCTTTTATCTCTTCGCCTGTAAATGCAACCCAGAGATGATGGTCATACTGCGTAACCGAGTCGAGGATATCTTCAGGCTCATACCGACCAAACGTATACTCCGCAGCTTTACTCAAGTGTGGGAAGATGCGAGGCCATAACTCACTCACATGTTCGGTAGGAATTAAAGTAACTTGCATTATGCAAGCCCACGCCGCACTTTAGTATCTTCTCCACGGTCCGCTTTCTTGCGGGCTTTGTGCGCCTTGTTCATAAGTGAGTACAGCTTGGCAGTGCCCTTCTTCGGGTTGCCGCCGCCTAAGCGCTTAACTGCCTCTGGCGGGAATAACACTTCGTCGCGGGCGACACGTGCTTCCTGCTTACCACCGATACGTGCTTTAATGGAGTCGCTTACCCCGTCACCGGGCCCTTGCAGGGGGCGTCCGCCCATACGAGACAGAAGCTCCATACCTGCATTGCTGCTGCCGTTACCAAGCTCTGATACAGTGCGAGCATCAACGACAAAAGAGCCGTTCTTCATATCTACTTCACCGCCATCGGCGTAGCCCATGTCTTGTTGGGGGTCTACCATATACGGAGTGAGTATCTGGTTGTAGCGGTTCTGGCCCTTCTTAGCGTTAGGGTTCAGGACATTTTGTAGTATGGGTGTGCCCCGCGCAGTGCTGGAACCCGGCTGTACGACTTGGCCCTGCATGTTATAAACTTCAGGCATACCTACGTCGAAGTAGCGACGCTCCTTGGACGACTTAAGAAGGTCTTCGGTGTTGTCTGCGAAAGTAGCATTGCGCTTCTGCGCAGTGTACGGACCAGCATAGGAATTATCTATGACGCCGTCATCACCCATAGTGCCTTGTTTTGGGGCCATTGCACCGGAGATACCACTCGTAATGCCTGAAACACCCAACATAGGAGCAGCTTTAGAGATAATGCCCGGAGTACCAGCAGGTAGACCTGCACGTGTAGCTTGAGCGAAGCGCGAACCTAAGCCGCCTGTGAACTCTGCGCCTTTCATTACCGGAGGTGGCATATTGCCTACAGAGTTAGCGAACTGCCGAGCAAACTCTGGGCTGTTTATAGCTGCCTGCATAGGGTTAACCGCCGTAGGCGCTACGGTCGGTGCAGTTAATGTAGTAGCCCCCGGACCACCAGCAATGCCGGATGCTGGGATGTTTACTGTTGGTGTTACTGGTGTATTAGCAAGATTACCAAGAGTATCAGGAGTGACGGCGACTGGCGCAAGCTGCGCTGCCGGTACAGCAGCACCAAGACCCATATTAGCACCAAAGAAACCAGCTTTGTCGCCAAGTAACCCAGCTGCGTTGTGTGAGATAGAACCACCAACACCAGCCATACCAGCCATACCAGCACCACCAAAGGCACCGAGGCCAGCCATCAAGCCCTTCTTCAAGCTACCAGTACGTGCGAACTGACCTGCGCCTACGATACCAGCAGCAAGGGGAGCACCGACGCCAGTAGCCGCTAGGGCTGCGCCAAGAATAGTTGGGAGAAGTTTGCCAAGCCAGCCAGCTTCAGGCAGACCTGTTTGCGGGTTAATAGTAAGTGAGCCGCCATGTGCCATAGCCAGACCTTGAAGGCTGTTAACCTCGTCTGGTGTCATGTGGATAAGCATAGAGTCTTCGCCGCGACCTTGCGACTGCAACTGCTGCGCCATAGGGTTTTGAGCCACATTCAGCCCACCCTGCGTAGGAAGACCACCCGTAGTGCCGGGTATGGGTGTGCCTAGCTGTGGGGGGTTGCCCATAGGTGAAGCTGCGTTGTAGTCCATTATCCCTTATCCCTACCTTATCACTACGCTTATAGCGGCAATCTGTTCAAAACTAAACACCATTCTTACGTGGCCTTCGATACAAAGAACGCTTCGACAATAGCCGAAGGTGTACCCGGATGTGCAGGTGTTACACCTGCTGAGTACGCAACTGCTGGAAGATGCTCCATAACTACGCTTGTGCTGGTTGTGTGCCACATAACTTCGACCCATACGCCCGCTGCCTCTGCATAACCACTAAATGGTGTAACCGCGATAAGGTAAGAGGGTGTGCCTGAAGATTTGCGGGGCGGTATTGTAAACCGGCTGTTTGAGTTAGCGACATCCGTTGTGGTGGTGCCGTTGTTGTACCGGAACCATACGTCTACTTCTTGGGTGTCATTCGTCGTGTTCTTAAACGCCAAGCTATATATCAGCATATAGATGCCGGGGGCGGCAAAGGTGATCCGCGTGTTATTAACGCCTGTTATAGATATATCATCGGTAAACGACGTCACTTCTAACTTAACTGGGTAAGCCACATCAACGGCTGCTGCTGACTGGTCAACTAAACTAGTAAACTGATTATGTGGGAACGTCAGACCGATGCCGCTTCCGTAGAAGAAGTCCGCTGTGTATTTCTGCGCATTGTTTGGGGTGCGCGAGTCTAACTGCGAGAAGTAGTTTTCTATAACGCGAATAACCTGCCGTATATACTGCGGGTCGTAATGTGACGGTGGGTTAGGTAGTGGAGCGGCTTTGAATCTATCTAGTGCCATTAGCGTTTACCATCTTCACGGGCATCCAAGCGCGGGGCACCCAACTGCCACTGCACACCAAGATTTTCAGACTGGATTTTAAGCGCCATCTGGCGCGCACGGGCACGCAGGAAGACCTGATCGGTGTACTGGTCTACCGAAGTCTCGATGACAGGCTTTGAGTCCGCCACGTTGTTAGAAAGCGCAGAACCGGGGAAGTTACGCGAGCGGATTTGCATGGTGACACTAGCATCATTAGCTATGGACCCGCTAAACCCAACGTCAGGAATAATGCGTCTGCAAAGCATAAACTGGTCGCCATCAGCCAAGTCGAAGTCCGACGACTGGATATAGGATAGCATTGGATCAGCATCATCGTCGATGCCGTCCTCGTGGTTGTAAGTCTGCCCCGCTGAGAAATCAGAGAGTGGTGTGTTTGCGGCCTGTGGGTAGCGGCGCAGTGCTGTATCTAACCAAGCGGTGCGCTCTATTGTTCCATAGTACCAGATGCGCTCAAGGTGGTTATAGACCACATAGGCATTGTTATAGTCGCTATCACCTGCTGGGTAGAACCACCAGACTTCGTTCCATTGCTCGTTGGTGCCGCAGATAACCTGATCGGACTGAGAGATGTTAATGTTCTGGAACACGTGATTGCGCAGTGTGCATGGTAGCGTTTCGACGCGCCCGGTATAGGCATAGAACTTATCTTGGCCCATCCAGTAGGTAATGTTAGCTGCCGTTGTCACCGCACGTGATGAGATGATGGAGATATTGTCAGCATATTCCTGCAAGCCGAACACGTCTGTCGTGCCGAGGAATTGGAGCGTGAACAGGTGGCTATCCGTCCAGACCAAGATTTCCTGACGTGATGGCATAGCGCGTACGATGCGCGAGCCACGCGATACCCGGATGTCCCCTGCGGTATTGGTCGGCTGCGGAATCCAGTCTTCAGGAGTGTCTTGGTCAGCCCAACGGATAAGCATCGGGTCGAAATCGTCAGGGTTCGTTGAGCCAAACGGCACAGCGCCAAAGGCAATAAGATGCCGGTCTTGCTGAGACACGAGCAACTGCATAATCTTAACTGGTACTGCTTCTGCATATTCCGTAGGGGTATAGACAGGCGCGCTGGTCGCCGTAGCCCAGTCAAACGCATACTTCTGTAGCGTAATAGCCCGCGTGGCAAGCGCCGTGCCCGGATCGGGAGTAGCACCGCGAACCCACCAGTAACCAGCCCCATTGCGGATATTCATGACGAGGTCGTTATCGAAGTTATCGAACCACCAGTCGCGCTGCGGGAAGAAGACCGGCTCAGTCGAACCAAGACCCCAAGCCCCACGCGACCACGTGCCTGTACCCCAACCATAACCTTCTGTGGTAATTGGATATCCGGGGCGGATTTCGAAGTCGATGATAATAACAGTACCGCCTCCACCAGAGACGTTTGAGGTGACCGGACTTGTAACAGGGATCGTGAAAGTCAGGCCAGTAACCACAGTAATCTCGTGGTTGCCGTTAATCTCGTCCGCAGGCACACCACCAATAGTGCCGGTTACACCTGAGATTTCTACGAAGTCACCTGTTTCGGCAAGGTGTGCCACCGGTAACTGGATGGTTACCACATTAGGCGCAGTGGTATCTGTGTAGACGCAGTTGTCAGTGTCCGGTGTGTCAAGCGTAGGGTCAACCAGACGCAGTGGGGTGATGTTATTGTAGTAGCCACCATTCTCGATGAAAACCTTCTGATGCGTACCAAGCGCCATGAGGTTATCGGAATAGGTCGTGACCCAGTTCCACATCTGACGGCACACGCCTTGGAATTGAGCAGACGTAGCTTTCTGCCAGCCACCAATCTTCTCTGGATATCCAGAGCGGAAACGTATTTTGTCGCACTCGCGCCAACCGCCCTCGTTCGAGTAGTCGGTCTGGTCGCGGTTTACACCGGGCTTAAACTGGAGCTTGATGAATGGCATCTATTAGCTCCTACTGCTGACTAAACTGGAAAGTGACGTAGCCGCTCGCACCACCAGCGATTATCTGGTACGCTTGTCCCGGCGTAACCGAAACAGAAGAAGCACTAGTTATAATTTGCGGTTGCCCTGCCGACGTCGTGCCTGCTGCGGTGCGCCCAAAGGCGGAGGATGGGGTGCCGGGAAACTCGCCGCCGGGGGTATAAACGAAAAAGCCGATACCCCATTCAACGGGAGGTTGGCCCGGGCCACCTACTGGGCTACTGCTACGATTATCCCACGGGCCGAGAACGCGTTCAGCTACACCATTAGCGAGGTAAGTTTGGGGGTTACTCGGCTGCGTAAAATAACCACCCGTAGAAGAATTCCAACTTAGCAATAGCGGGTCAAGAGTTATGTACCGGTCTCCGGTACCCCCTGAGTTAGCTGCCGCTAGGACGCCGTCTGCATACGCCCCTGCCTGCGCATAAGTGTAGAACGCACCGGGTGAGCCCGGTTGATCGGAGCTGGGTACGTAGGCAGCTCCGTAAACAGTATTGTACACATAATCTCCGGGGACCTCGGAATACAGACCACCAGCAACCTGAAGGTTAAGAATCGTAGACACGCCAGTAGGCGCAGTCCATATGCTACTGGTACCAGCGCCAAACGTAACCGTTTGAAAAACAGGAGGCGGTCCCGGAGGTGGTGGAGTCGGGGTCGGCGGAGGAGGCGGAGGAGCAGCCGAAAAGGTACCAGCCCCTCGTGCGCTTGCTACTCCACGTGTGACGATTGTCGGCACTGTGCGCTCCTTAGACGAACTTAGTCAGCGATGCAAAGACCGTATAGGCTGCGCTACCCGTCTTCACAATGGTATATGTATAAGCGTCAACACTCGAGGTGTTGCCTACGACAGGCGCACTATTCTGCCATTTGGGGGTGACGGTCACACCGTCAACTTGAAAGACATTATTGTAATACCCTACGGTGCTGATGGTAGCAAAGACCGCAATAGTGATCGCCTGCCCCGTAGAAAGCAGTGAGTTGATGGTCGTACCGCTATTACCACGTACATTAACCGTCCAGTTAGCCGATGCGTTACCGGTATAGTATAGTACCGACTGCGTAATCGCGTCGATAGTCAAAGTGCCACTCAGACCCGAACCTACAACTGTGGCGGTTTCAATAGCATAAGCCAGCGGCTGGAGCGACGTAATGTCCGTGTTAGTCCCAGACTTAGCTGCGCTCAGGTTAGACCGTGCACCCGCAGCCGTGTTTGATCCTACGCCGCCAGAGGTAAGGGCAAGAGGCGTTCCAAGTGTAAGCGATGTCAGGTGCGTCGTAGCGTCCACCACATTCACGCCGTCATTGTAAACCCACATAGTCTTGCCAGTAGGCACCGTGATGCCAGTGCCCGCAGTCGTCTTAACCACCACGCTGTCTGCACAGGTGTTGTTGACGATGTAGACCTTCTCAATGCTGGGTACGACCAGATTGCGTGTCGAGCCGCCAGTGGTGCCGATCAAGTTCAAGCGCAGGTTACGTGCGGTCTGCGTCGTGTTTGCATTGGAAAGAGTAAGTGTGACGTTGCCACTAGCAAAGGTAACATCCGCTGAACCGACAATAGCTTCTTCAAGCGCAGTCCCAAGGTTGACATTTGTGACGTTACCCCACGTGGCGAGGTTCTCGCCAGTGGTCATTAACTGGATTTTGAGATTGCTATATGTGCTTGACATCTTCTTTCCTTACGTCGGTATCTGAGTCCAGATTACTGTGTTACCACCACTGACCTGCATCTGTGTACCTGCTTAGGTGTCATCAACCACCTGCCAGTTTGGTATTTGCGTATCGGGTATAGCAGACCAATCTGTACTTTGCGAGCTAATAACAACCTGCCAACTTGGGTCCTGTGTGTCATCAATCGTAACCCAAACACCCGCCTGAGAGTCATCTATAGGCACCCAGTCTGGGTCTTGTACTGGAACGATTGGGTTCCAGCTAGGTACTTCTACAGTACCGATAGAGCCATTGGCTGAAACACCAGTTACTGAGTAGCTAGAACGGGTTGTAGTTGTGCCGATGAAGCCGTCGGCTGAAACACCCGTAGGCAGTGCGTTGGCTTTACCTGAAACCGTAGTTGTACCGACGAAGCCGTCGGCTGCTATGCCTGTGACTGAGAAACCAGTTCCTAGTTTAATCTCAATTGTGCCGACGAAGCCGTCGGCTGCTATGCCTGTGACAGGCACGTCGGCTTTAGCTAAGACCTCAGATGTGCCAACGAAGCCTTCGGCTAAGACGTCTGTAACATCTACGTTTGTATTGAACCGCTGGTCGGTTTCCACCCCTGAGAAGGGCACGACTGAGAAGCCTGAGAAACCTAAGAGGGCCGTGTTGTCTACGTTGCCTACGGCCTCACTAACATCACCAATGAAGCCGTCGGTTGCTACGCCTGTTAGGGTAGTGCTGGCTTTACCCGAAACCGTAGATATGCCGATAAACTCATTGGCTGAAACACCCGTAGGCAGGGCGTTAGCTTTAGCTGAGACCGCAGATGTACCGATTAACCCATTGGCTGCTACGCCTGTTACCGGTACGTTAGCTTTAGCTAAGACCGCAGATGTACCGACGAAGCCGTCGGCTGCTACGCCTGTGACAGGCACGTTGGCTTTAGCCAAGACCGCAGATGTGCCAATGAAGCCGTCGGCTGTTACGCCTGTTACTTGGTAGCTGAACCTAAACGCAACCGTGCCGACGAAGCCGTTGGCTGCTATGCCTGTTATGGTAGTGCGGCCTTTAGCCGAGATCGTAGCGGTGCCAACAAAGCCGTTGGATGCTACGCCTGTAACTGAGAAACTAATTCCTAGTTTAAATGTAGGTGTGCCAACGAAGCCTTCGGCTGCTACGCCAGTTAGGGTAGTGCTGGCTTTAGCTGAGACCGTAGATGTGCCGATGAAACCATTGGCTGCTACGCCTGTGGGTAGTGCGTTGGCTTTAGCTAAGACCGCAGATGTGCCAATGAAACCATCGGTTGCTACGCCTGTGATAGGCAAGTTGGCTTTAGCCGAGATCGTAGCGGTGCCAATGAAGCCGTTGGCTACTACGCCTGTGAGTAGTGCGTTAGCTTTAATTGAGATCGTAGATGTACCGACGAAACCTTCGGTTGCTACGCCTGTGACTGAGAAACTAGTTCCCAGTTTAAATGCAGGTGTGCCAATGAAACCATCGGCTGCTATGCCTGTGACAGGCACGTTGGCTTTAGCTAAGACCGTAGATGTGCCAATAAAGCCATTAGCCGAAACGTCTGTGACATCTACGTTTGTGTTGAATCGTTGGTCGGTTTCCACCCCTGAGAAGGGCACGACTGAGAAGCCCGAGAAACCTAAGAGGGCCGTGTTATCTATATTGCCTAAGGTTTCGCTGACATCCCCAATGAAGCCCTCGGCTACAACACCTGTGAGTGGTACGTTGGCTTTAGCAAAGACCGTAGATGTGCCAATGAAGCCGTTGGTTGTTATGCCTGTGAGTAGTGCGTTGGCTTTAGCTGAGACCGTAGATGTGCCAATGAAGCCATTGGCTGCTACGCCAGTTAGGGTAGTGATGCCTTTGGCCGAGATCGTGGCTGTGCCAATGAAGCCTTCGGCTGAAACACCCGTAGGCAGTGCGTTAGCTTTAGCCGAGACCGCAGATGTGCCAATGAAGCCGTTGGCTAAAACACCCGTAGGCAGTGCGTTAGCTTTAGCTGAGACCGCAGACGTGCCAATGAAGCCACCGGCTGCTACGCCAGTTAGGGTAGTGCGGGCTTTAGCTGAGACCGTAGATGTGCCGATAAACCCATTAGCTGCTACGCCAGTTAGGGTAGTGCTTACTTTAGTCGAGATTGTAGCGGTGCCAATGAAACCATTGGCTGCTACGCCAGTTAGGGTAGTGCTAGCTTTAGCTAAGACCGCAGTTGTACCAATAAAGCCGTTAGCTGAAACACCCGTAGGTAGGGCGTTGGCTTTGGCTAGAACTGTTTCGTTACCGATGAACCCGTTGGTTGAGACGCCTGTTAGGGCAGTGCGGGCCTTAGCTGAGACCGTAGATGTGCCGATAAACCCGTTGGCTGAAACGCCTGTTACTCGGTAGCTAAACCTAAACGCAACTGTGCCAACGAAGCCGTTGGCTGCTACGCCTGTGACAGGCACGTTGGCTTTGGCTAGAACTGTTTCGTTACCGATGAACCCAGTAGCTGAAACGCCTGTGACAGGCACGTTGGCTTTGGCTAGAACTGTTTCGTTACCGATGAACCCAGTAGCTGAAACGCCTGTGACAGGCACGTTGGCTTTGGCTAGAACTGTTTCGTTACCGATGAACCCATTGGCTGCTATGCCTGTGACGGATACTCGGGCTTTAGCTAAGACTGCTTCATTACCAACGAACCCATTGGCTGCTACGCCTGTGACTAGGTAACCAAACTTAATCGTAACTGCGCCAATGAAGCCACCGGCTGCTACGCCTGTTAAAGTAGTTCTGGCTTTGGCCGATACCGTAGATGTACCGACGAACCCGTTGGCTGCTACGCCTGTTACTCGGTAGCTGAACCTAAACGCAACTGTGCCAATAAACCCATTGGCTGCTACGCCTGTGGCGGATACGCTTACAGATACATTAGGTAGAGTACTAAACGGTGTAGTAGAGAGGGGAGTAAAGCCAAACATACTATAGCTCCCTCCCTAAGCTGCGGTTAGGTAAATACCATACAGGGTGGTAAATTACCCGTTAGTTGCGCTGCCGATTGCGTTACGCATCGTCATGCCGAGGATAGCCGTAATAGCTATCTGACTTGCTTCTATAGCAGAGGCATCACCAACAAGAAAGCTGGCAATAGCGCCAATGACGCCAAGGGCACCGACGATATAAGTCTTTTTACCTTTAAACTTACCCATAATCATTCTCCCGTTTCTTTAAGCCATGCCGCCACATCAAATGATGGGCAGGCTTTTCTAGTACCGGGCCAGTCGCGGTGACCGCGAATGATAATGCCCGGATAGCGTCCCTTATACGTCCTAATGAGTGTAAGGAGCGACTTCTTTTGTGCATCTGTACGGGTATCTTTAGGTTGTTTCATACCCTTATCCATACCACCAATGTAGCAGATGCCAATGTTGCCTGTGTTTGCGTTGCCTACATGCGCACCTTTTTGGTCATCGCGCAGCGTACGGTGCATAGAGCCATCAACCTCAATAACCCAGTGGTAGCTAGTCTGGCCGAACTTAGCCTTGTCCCACTCTGTAACCTGCTCATGCGTAACATGACGCCCTTCTGGCGTAGCCGCGCAGTGGATCGTGAGATATTTGACAGGACCTAGTTTTGCCATCACTCAGCAGCTTGTGGCTCAACCCAATCTGGGTTCAGCGCCCAATCAGTACCGTCGAAGGTATACTTGTTACCAACCCAATCGTCGGGGGCAGTAATACCTTCGTATATGGTTGCAGTGCTGGCGTTAAGGTCAGCGATTATGAACTCAGCCGGATCGCCAACGACGATGGTGTCCTCATTCAATACAACGACTTCTGTATCATCGAGCAGATACTTAGAGAGGTTAGTAGAATTTTCAACGATGGTTTGCATGGGCTTATCCTTTTACAATAATCTTGCTTGCTGCAACAGCTGTGCCAGCAAACACGGATGGGCTATCCGCCGTCAAGCCTAGCGCTCCGGTAGTTTGTACGAAATAAGACTGTCCCGGTGTGAGGCCAGTCTGCGCATCATCGACAGCGCCCACTACTTGGACAGTAGCCGTTTGGCCGTTCGTATAGGCACCGTTACTGAAGCCGATAAAGTTTTCAGCGGTGAGGTTGGTGCCCTTGACTGTTCCGACGATAGCAGTACCAAAGCTGGAGTTGCCGGCGTCTTGATAAGCTATGACTACTTTTTGAGAAACGCTGTCGTAAGTGGCGGAAATGTATGGGGTAGTTGCGCTCTCAAACACAACCACAGTACCAAAACTGATGCTGGTGCCACTGACTGTTCCGACGATAGCAGTACCAAAGCTGGAATTGCCAACGTCTTGATAAGCGATGACTACTCGTTGACTAAAGCTGTCGTAGGTGGCGGAAATGTATGCGGTACTTGCGCTCTCAAACACAACCGCAGTACCAAAACTGATGCTGGTGCCACTGACTGTTCCGACGATAGCAGTACCGTAGTTGGAGTTGGCTACGTCCCGATAAGCGATGACTACTCTCTGAGCGTTGCTGTCGTAGGTAGCGGAAATGTATGCGGTACTTGCGCTCTCAAACACAGTAGCAGTACCGAAACTGATGCTGGTGCCACTGACTGTTCCGACGATAGCCGTACCAAAGCTGGAGTTGCCAACGTCTTGATAAGCGATAACTACTTTTTGAGAAACGCTGTCGTAGGTAGCGGAAATGTCAAGGGTGGCCGCGCTCTCAAACACAGTCGCAGTACCGAAACTGATGCTGGTGCCACTGACTGTTCCGACGATAGCAGTACCAAAGGCGCTGTTGCCGTTGTCCCGATAAGCGATAACTACTTTTTGAGAAACGCTGTGGTATGTGGCGGAACTGTAGAAAGTGGCCGCGCTCCTAAACACAACCGCAGTACCAAAACTGATGCTGGTGCCACTGACTGTTCCGACGATAGCAGTACCGTAGTTGGAGTTGCCGGAGTCTTGATAAGCAATAACTACTCTCTGAGCGTTGCTGTCGTAAGTGGCGGAAATGTCAATGGTGGCCGCGCTTTCGAACACAACCGCAGTACCAAAACTGATGCTGGTGCCGCTCACCGTACCAACGATAGCAGTACCGTAGTTGGAGTTGGCTACGTCCCGATAAGCTATGACTACTTTTTGAGAAACGCTGTCGTAAGTGGCGGAAATGTATGTGGTATTTGCGCTCTCAAACACAGTCGCAGTACCGAAGGTCGGGCTTGAAAAAACGACTATGCCTGCCACGCTCACTGTTCCGTCAGTATTAACGATAACCGTTGAGCCGTCTGCCAGCGTTCCAGAAGCGACAGCTTGAAACGCGGGGCCGCCTGCTGCACTCGTCCATGCCGTGCCATTGCTAGTAAGGACGTTACCTGCTGTGCCGGGTGAAGTTAACCCAGTGCCGCCATTAGCGGCAGGCAGTGTGCCGTAGCCATCCGAAATAGCCTTACCAGCAGGATAGGTTACAAAGACATCCTTGGTACCTGCGGAGAAGGTAACCTTGGTCGTACCACCTGCACTTGATGCGAGCACCGTATCGCGGGATAGTGTTGTACCCGAAGCCGTGTAAGTGCCGATACCAACTTCCCACTCCGAACCTGCCGTAATAGTATAATACGTAGTATTGCCGTTACCGATAGCCGTGCCAAACGAAACATACCCGATAGGGGCCGTACCACTAAGCGTGATCGTGCCCGTACCAGTTGTCGTAGTTGTGTCCTTGACACGGTCTGCGAGAATAAGTGGCATTACATAGGGTTCCGTAGTTTATATTATGGCTGGCTATCGGCTACGCTACTAATGTTATTAAGCTTGACCAATACGAATAATTGCGTTCGCAGCATCAAATGCTGGGAAAACGATGGTGAAATCGCCTGCCGTCGAAGTCTTATCCGAACCAAAGTCCAGTACACATACCGCAGCGTTCGTCAGCGTGGTGTTCGCGTTCGAGTTAGCAGACGGCGTGGTATTATAAATAAGAGCGCCGCGAGCCGTAACGGTCGCATTGGTGAACGTAAGGTCGGTAAAGTCAGTGAAACCCGTACCATTGGTAGTCGTTGAGTTAGTTGTACCGACACCGGTACGCGTCAGCGTGCCGCCACCAGCCGTGTAGTTTGTGCCGGTCACTTCGTTGGTAGCCGAATAAGCCGTCGTGTTTGCATCAATCGTAGCTGAAGAAGTGTACATGGCTAACTTGAAAGTGTCGCCACCTGTTACACGAAAGTCGTGTACGGCGAGCATAAGTTCAGCTTTGAAACTAGTGCACATTGCTTGGGTAATTGGCATGTTAAGGCCTCCTTATATATCGAGTATGGCGGTTAGCTCTGGATGCCCCGCCTGTTTAAATTTACTTACCAGAGTTACATTATGAGACCGAATTGCTTCGTGCATATAAAACACAATTACTTCCCGTATATTTTCTCGGAAAGCTTCGGCCTGATCGCGGATAGCTGGGTGTGTCTGACTACCTACGTACATGATCTTGTCTAATGCGCGGTCAGCAATTTCTTCAGGCGTAAACCCACGGTTATCCGAGGTCATTACCATAACGTTTCCGATATTACCTGCTGCTAAATCAAACATCTATACTACCTCACTGGGTACCGTACTTGCGGAGTCCGATACATATCTTGACGGTTCTTGCCTTCGCCCAGTTGCTTCAGCATACCCATCGCTTCGTTGTAGCGCTTTTGGTATTCAGCAATAACGTCAGCTTCGCCTTTCATGAACGTATACGCTTCTAATAGCGCGCCGTAAAGTAAAACGCTCTCAAAGTTATCACCTAACCACGTCGAACCTGCAACCGTAATCGACGGCGGGTAGTAGAAATAGTGAAGTTCTGCGCCGTAATTTTGGTCTGGGGTAGGTCCAAGGATGAAGGAGTTCACATCAAAGAAAGCGTAGTGAGTTGGCGGTCCCGTCACATTTGGATTAGGGAAGGACGAACGAATAAAGCTCACATCTTTATTCAGCAGGAACTCGTACGACCCAGTATTTGCGTCAATCAACGCGATTGAAAACGTAGCAAGCCAATCCGAAGGAACAGAAAGATATTTGTTGTTGGCGGTCACGCTGCCGGTGACGTTCTTCCGTAAGTCCAGAAGTTGGACTGAGTTGAAGATGCGCTCTTCGGCGTTAACGATGAAAATATCAATTTGCTCAGTCGAAGTGAGTCCACCCGACCCTACCGTATCCGGAAAGTCGTTTTCGGTGTAACCCTTAATTGCTTCGACGAGTTCAGCGTAATTCATTAGCCAAGCTTCTTGCTGCTGTGTGTACCCTTGGTAGCCGCACCCGTACCGCGAGTCTTCACAGTCTGAGTGTTAGCTACGTTGTTAGGATAGCCTGAGTTGTTCTTCACAATAGGCACCGTTTTTGGTTTATAGTCCATATTATTTACCCCGCGAAGATGACTTCTGATTGGCGATCTTGGCTAGGTTACGGCCCATTGCACCCATCTGTGCGTTGGTCTTGCCGCCCTTGGCCATCTTAGTCAGAGGCTTACCCTTGTGCATTGCGCGCTCGTGCTTGTGCACGGCCTTCGCTGCGGTAGCCTTATCCTGCTTCATGTCTTTCTTATCCATCACTAATTCTCCGTCTCGACTGTTACGGTCCCTATTTGACCAACACCTAATAGCGTATTTGGAAGACCAAATAAACCCAAAGGATTATTTAACCCTACAGGGGCCCAACCCCACTGAATTATGCGGCTACCATCGGTTGGGTTATTGTCCACGTTCAGGCCCGCTTGTCCATAGCTATTGTCTGGGCGTGGGTCGCGCAGCGCTTGTGGGTCATCCACGGGGTACATACCCAACTGAAGCTGGGGCTGATCTGGTTCCCAGCAAGTGGGGCACACGAGAATGTTGATGTTCTTGGTCTTAATGACAAGCCGCTTAAGCTCCTTAAGCTTGTAGCGGAAGTTACAGCGGTCACACTGGGCGATTGCCCACTTACCAGAGGCGAACCGATTAGGCACGTATCACCGGAAATACTGACGAGGTGCGATGCGCAAAGGCGCTTTCTCACGGTCCTCATCAGCAGCCTGCTGCCAGAGTTCTTCATACTGCATCTTCAGCCCCGCAGAACGCTCAAGCGCGCCGGGAACCTTTAGGGATAGGTGATACGCGAGACCAGCCACCAGACAAGGGAGGAACCTAAACGGTATATCTTGCGTAGTAACACCTTCACCAGCATCCTGTAAGCGGCGCAAGCGCCAGTAAACAAATGTATAATAGCTGTTCTGGTCAGGCGCAGGCCACACGTTGATGCTCGGGTACTGGATACCGGAGGGGTTTTGCGCACCAGATTGGCGGTTAATCCACACTTGGATAGGCCGACCCTGCGCGTTCTTATTTGGAATAGTCGAGTATGTGTCGATACTGATACGGTTAATAGTGATATCAGTCTGCTGCTGCCCAGTCTGGGTGCGCACGACATGCTCAAGTAGGTCTATGGTATCTACCGGCAGGTCATAGACGATCTGTCCCTGCACCATGGGGATCGAACCCTGCTCAATGGTCCACAAGTTAATGCCACGGTTAGCCCACTCAATAGTGAGCAGGTTCAAACTGCGGCGTGCAGTGCGTAAGTCATAACCCGTGCGAAGCTCAGCCCCACAACGCTCAAAAGCCTCTTCGACTAGGTCGTTGAGGTTGAGGTTAAATGTGGTGGTGCCAGAGGTAGTCATCGGTACTTAGCTGCCTTCTTTGCTATGGCCTTTGGCTGCTTAACGAACTGTTTGCCCGCCTTAATGCCTGCGCGTTTCGCCTTGCTTGTAGCAGAGTATTCCTGCGAACTCAAAGCCTCACGTGCTTTCTTAGGTAAGTAGCGCTCACCCGTAGCTTTCGGCCCTTGAGTAGACGGCTTGCCTGACTTGGTTCCCCAGTCTTCCTTACCCCATTTGGACAAAGATTTCTGCGCTTCTGTCTTCGGGCCGCTGTAGCTGCCGCCGGACTTCTTGTACCGCTGCGTAGCAAGCTGGGCTTTGCGTGCGGACCATTGACCTGCGTTTCCACCTTTGTCGCCAGCTTTTACACTAGCGACAATGCGTTTCCATTTAGGTTCGTCCGACCGAGCCATGATTAAAACCTCATCATGCTCATATTACGCATGGCTTGCATACGTGGGTCTTCTTGGCCGACCTGCTGAGAATAGGGGTTAGGCGCTGGGGGTTGAGTCATCATTTGCGGCTGCATTGGATCACTGACGGGGCCACCTGAAATCCTAGGTTGCGTCGGGTCGAAACCAAAGTCGGACCCGCGCCCACCAGAGACTTGCGGTTGGGGCTGGGGTTGGGGCTGGGGTTGGGGCTGCTGCGGAGCCGGAGGGAAAGTCATAGGTTGTTGTTGTTGTCGCTGCCGCGCTGACAATATGCGTTGCCGAAGCATATCGAAGCCGCCGAAACGCTGCTGGGGCATACCAAACCCACCACCAAAGCCGTTAAATCCGCCGAAGCCGCCGAAGCCCTGCTGTTGCTGAGGCATACCGAAACCACCGAAACCGCCGAAGCCCTGCTGTTGCTGAGGCATACCGAAGCCACCGCCAAAACCACCGAAGCCCTGCTGTTGCTGACCACCGAAGCCACCGCCAAAACCACCGAAGCCCTGCTGTTGCTGACCACCGAAGCCGCCCTGTTGATTGCCAAAATTACCTGCAGGAATCATATCACTTACCTTTATTGAAGCCCTTTAGCAACTGCGCAAACCGTGCACGTTGGCCTAACTTACCGGGAGCCTTAGCGGCCTTAGCAAGCTTACCGGCTGGGATTTTCTGCCCTTTCTTGGTGCCTAAAGCCGAGCGCAATGCACCGGGCTTCTTAATGGCCTTCGAAATATCGAGCTTCGCCTCGCCGCCTTTAGCATACATAGTCACTTCGTCGGGGTTATCCTTACGACGAATTGTCTTCGCCCCCGGCATTTTAGAAGGGTTTATAGCCCCCATACCCCGACAAGCGCGCATTAGCAGGAGCCGCCGTTTTTCATCTTGACCATCGAAGTCTTGGTCTTGCCTTTGACAGCACAACCGTCGATGGAGCCGCCCTTGGCGAACTTCATCATTGCACGACCCTTAGTGTCGGCTGACTTCTTCTTCATAGCAGCGCCGAACTTAGTTGCCTTACCGCCTTTCGCCATACCCGGCTTAGCATTGCGCTTTGCCAGTTCCTTAAGAAACTCTTTACGCTCTGGGGTCAACGGCACGGTGTTTGCACCACCCGTAATCGGCTCTTTTGGTTTTTTCTTCGGCGGCATTGGTTGCGAAGATGCCGAACCACCTTTAGCGTATTTCATAATTTTGCCTCCTTTGGCTTTACCGTATTTAGCTTCCTGTGACTTTCTGTAGGCGTCAGATGTTTTGAATATGTCGCCTAAAGAGCCGCTACGTGTCTTTTT